GTCAATACTCCATCCATTTTTGAGGTGAAGTCTGCAACAAATGAACCAAGAATAACTGCTTTTTCTAAATTTTCATTTCCTACTTCTACATTATCCACATTTTCACCTCTATGCATTTTTTAAAGTTAGTGCTACTATATGAACTCCTAATTCTTCAGAAATCTCTTTAAATCTTTCGTAATCATTATAACCCATTTTACCATTCAAAGTTACAATGCCTTTATCAATTTTTTGCAGCTTACCAATCAACTCATTTGATTGAAAGTTCAAATGAATTAAATCATACGATTGGTCAATGATTACCCTTAAAGTGTCAGAAATAATGCCTTTAAAATTTTTCATGTTGTATTTTCTTGCAATTTTAGTTAAGTCAAGTAAAAGCAATTCTAAGTCATTCCCAAGTTCAACCTTGTTCATTTAAACACCTTCTCATCAATTTATCAAGATATATTATTATAAGAAATTGTCCATTCAATTTTAATTAGAATCATATTTTGATTGATTTCATCTTCAAAATCATCCTTCTAAAGATTAATATTTAGTGTCATTTATTATCATCAGCAATGAATTGTCAGTGTTTCTGTAATGATAACCAAATCATGTAAAATCTCAAATTTCATGAAAACAGCACAAAAAAACCAAGGCAAAATACCTTGGCTTTTCTTTAAATCTTATTTAATTAAATTTTTACTTCTCGCAACATTAACCCAATCAGGAAATTCAATTAACAAACGATCAAATAACTCTTCGTCGTCAATGTTTGCTATATCATTAACTTCTATAAAGTGAGCATTATCAATGAAACGATCTCTTAAATTATCTAGACCCTTTAAGAATTTAAATCCATCACCACCAATGCCAACAAACTTCCAAAATACTCCGTACTTTGATGCCTCTCTTATTAAAGCTTCTGCTGCTTCGTGATCAGAATTATCTCCATCAGTAACAAAGATAATGTAAACCGGCTCGTCCAACGGAGTTATAACTTTTTCTTCTACCACTAATGCTTCCGTTTTGGATTTCTTGCCAAAACCAAACCATCCACCAGAAGATGTTGATGTTTCAACCACTTTTGGAAGGTCAAAGCCTGGAACGTATTTTTGCATGATACGCTTGATTACACCAGCATATCTGGTTCCACCTTCAAGTGGATATTTTTTACTAATTTTATTATCAACATAATTTTCAAATTTATCCTCTGTTAATTCTCCAACTTCATAATCATTAACACCAAATAAGAAAATATCGATAGCTTCATTATCATCAAATTTAATTCCAAGAGCAAGCATACGTTCAGTAACTTGTTGTACTACATTTCTTCTAAAATTATTACTCATTGAACCCGAAATATCTAATGCAAAACCAACTTTAGCAGTTTGATTACCAAGACCTGCCTTATTTACTGCATCAACCGCTTGCTTTTTTAAATTAATAAAAGTTTCTTTTGTTAAACTAACCATTTTTTATTTCCTCCTATTTTTTAATCAATTGTGTAAGCCATTTTGATTTCAGTAATGACAATTTCAAGTGGTTCAATAACCTGTTTAATCTTTTCAAAATCAGGAGCTTTAATTTCACTTTCAATATTAATCAAAGTGTGAACCAAGCCTTCAAGAACGGTAAACAACTCGTACATATCTGTAGATTCAAACTTGTCCCAGGTGATGTTTTTTGTAATTTTAATCGAAACATCAACTAAGACATCGAAATTATCTCCATAAGGCCGAAGGGTATAAATTACTGCATCAAGAATGTGCTTCAGTTTTTTGTGCGTAGTTCCTTCGTAAAAGTCTTTATACCTGTTTTCCACGTTCATTCCTCCAACAATGTTATATAATATAATATTATTATATCATATATTGTCGAATTTGTAAACAGTTTTTATAATGATTTATGATAAGTTCATTGCTAATTCAGTTTGAACAGCGTTTAAATAATCACGTACTACATTAATAGCATTAGTCACATGCATATTCTGAAATTGTTCTATACTTTTAAAATAAGATATGTCTTGTTCTATCTTATTAATAGTTGCATCAACACTATTGTTTTTCTTATAACTTTTTTGATACATATCATATTCAATCATCATTTCATAGTATTTCCAAATCATCTCTTGACTTGTTATTTCTTGCTTAAGTAATTTGAGCGCATCTAAAGCTCCAATCTTGTTTTCGTTCTTAAGTATTTCAACATATCTCTTAATTGCATTTACTGCGTTATAGATTGAAACATTATTGTGAATAGTGTAATCACAAAGTGCTTGTTCTTTGTTTCTGAAGTCTTCATTGATTCTCTCATGAATATTAGATTCAGATTCACCAGTTTCAACGGCTCTGCCCATAAGTCTTTTAACTCTAATAGATTCGTTAACATCAACCCAAATTAGCCTTACCAAGTTTGGAAATTTTTTACGCATAACCAAAGCGCCTTCTATTTCAGATGTATTTACAACAATATCATACTTACTTATTTTTTCATCAAATTCTGACTTCAGCGTTCCGTAATAGTGTTCGCCATATTTTCCATATTCAAGAATAAAATCATCTGGCGTACCCTTTAGCTTACTAATTTCATTCTCAATGTAAGTTTTATCTTTAAAATGATATTGAATACCATCAATTTCATTGTCTCTCATTTTTCTTGTTGTAAAAGCAATCAATTCTTGAAAATGCTTTGCGATTTCTGATTTTCCGCATCCACTCTTACCAATGAGTAAAACCAACATTAAAAATTCCTCCAATATTTACTTTTAATGATATAAAAAAAGCTACAGTTTTCACTGTAGCTTTTTAGATGATTATTGTATTACAACTGATCCCAATCATCATCGCTAATTTGTAAATCAGCAGTTTCTCCATCTCCACTACCTGAATTACCTTTATTCGGAGCTGTTCCCCAAGCACTACTATCATCGCCAAGACCAGCAACTGAATCAGCCAAACATTCAATACCCATTTGAAGAATTTCTTCAATTGATTTTGGTTTGTTAATGTCAGTTAAAGACTTGGAGTTATTAACTGCATTTTGCTCATCAGCTGTAAGATTTGATTTGTTAGGAGCAGCCATTACAGTATACTTAGTTTCGCGACCGGAACCTTCTTTTTTGATTTTCAAATCATATTTAGTAGGATCTCCATAGTCAGAATCCATAGCGTATTCTTTAACGGAACTGAAAATACGAGGACCGCCTTCAAGGATTTTTACTTTTGCATCCTTACGATCAATTACCAATACTTGGTAACGAGCCATTGGAACGTGACCTTTTTTGCAAAGTGGGCATCCAGCACCTGGACAAACAACTTTCTTGTTTTGACCGTCTAAACCTTTTTCCCAGTGAATATCCACTTGGAATGGACGACCAACAACACGAACTTGATTAATACCACTTTCCAACTTCATAAACGGTGTACCTTCACCCGTTCCACCTACTCGTACATTACCCCAATCCATTTCACCCATCGTTATTGCCTCCTGTTTTTTGCGCCTCTGGAACTTATCCAAGTTACTTGGGCGTTTCTAATTTTGTAGTTTGTTTATCAAGTTTTCTTGATGATATATAATAATCAGATTGTTGATGAATTTTAACAACCTGAGTTATTTTTACTTTTACATACTGTCCCAAGATAGTTCTTTGTTACCGCTTGAACGACCTTCAACATCATTATTAGGAAAATTAGATGTTTTTGATTCACGTCTAACCTCTCCGAGTTGAAGTTGTATTTGCATCAATGAAATCTGACGAGAAACTGACTCATGCGCAGATTTAATATTTTGAAGTACGTGCTCAACAACCTTAACAAAAGTTTCAGCCGCCTCTAATTGAATTAAAAGATGCGGATACTTCATTGTAGCAGCTCCACGACGAACATCTGCAGATTTGCCGGTTGATACAACGTTATATGCATCAAATAACATATCAACGCAACGCTCTCTGGTCTTAAATTCGCTTACAGCTAAGGAATAAATCTCAGCCAAACGATCCTTATATCCTTGAGCTAAATATAAACCTTCATTAAGGTCTGCAGTGGTAGGACTTTGTTGAATCCTAACAGTCATGTCTTCCATCTCTAAACGAAGCTTATTGCGGTTCAATCTTGGTAATGTAGCTAAAATGCCAAAAACCATTTGTTCTAACTCAACCATTGTTCCAGTACTTGTTTCAGCACTTTTTGAAACAACATCTAAAGCATCTTCAAAATCCGTGTTGGGTTGTTCTGAAATATCTCCAGGTTTAGCCATTCTGTTTTTACCTCCCTTATCCAGAATATGTAGCATATTCCTTATTACTGAGTATATTGTATAAAGAAGCATGATGAATTTTAAATAAGAGTTAGATTTAAAAATAAAACGCCCCTGGATTACAGGAGCGCAATAATTTAATCTTCTTCAATTTTCCACCATGATAATTCAGCATTATTGTTAACCCATGCATCATATTCTTCTTGCACTATTTCTTCGATTTCCTTTTCTGTCTTGCCTTCAAGGTCCTCGTCTGGTATTTCAACTGTTTCTTCTTTACTAGCGCCAGCGTATCCTGTTGATACATAAAATGTATATTTAGCCATTATTGTTAATTTCTCCTTAATTTACAATTCTGATTTTACTTCCATTAATTGGATCTTTGTAAACCTCAACCTTATGGTGGAAGGAATCTATGACATCTGGGATATGAGTGATAACCATCACCTTGTTAAAAATTGTTGTCAATTTATTCATAACTGCAACGAAATTTTCTTTTGCAATTTCATCTTGCGAACCCACACCTTCATCTACAATAAAGAAATCAATCGAAGCTCCGGCACGTTTAGCTAAGAATTTAGCTAAACCAACGTGACACGCAAAGTCTACACGGAATTTCTCTCCACCAGAGTATGTCTCGTAAGCTCTAGAACCGTCTTGTCCACTTACGATAATATCAAGAGTTTCAATAGAAGTTGCCTTCTTACCTTTGCCTTTTTCTTTTTGAGTAATAAACTCAATTTCCATTTGATCATTGGTTAAAGCGCCTAACACATCATTAATTTCTGTTTGAATATCTTCAAGCGAGTTATCAATAATGATTGCTTGAATACCCTCTTTACCCCAAGCAGTAGTTAAATCATCAAGAAGAGCATATTCTTCTTGCACTTCCTTCAATTCATTCTCAATTTTGAGAATACCAGCCTCTTCTTTTGCTATTTTCTTCAATTCATTTGAAGCAATAGCTACTTTATTTTGCCAACCAGTTAATTGATTACGTAAAGTATTAAGTTCTGTTCTGATAGTTAAATCTTGAAATATTCTGCCTTGAACTTCTTCAATCTTAGCAATCATAGCTTCGTCATATTCAACTCTTATTCCAACTAACTCAGCCTCAAGTTCTTGTAAACGAGTAATAACGCCAGAAAGTTTGGTTTCAGCTTGTTCAATTTGAAATTTTTGATCTTGAAGAGTTTTAACTTGCGCTTGCCAAGTACTAGAATTGCCTTTAACCACAGACATTTCACTTGTAAGTTCTGTAATTTTAGTACCATTGTTTTTGATTTGAGTCATGTAACCCCTAGCTTCATTCATCATATCATCAAGATGTTTTTGTTTATGAGTTTCAGTAATGTCTTGTCCACAAAAATTACAACCAGCTTCATTGTAATCTTTCAAACGAGTATGTTTCTCTTTAATATCTCTTGCTTGTCCGGTCAATACATTATTAGTACCTTCTAAGGTAGCCTTTTGAGTACTTAATTCTTGATAATTAGCTGTAGCTTCAGAAAGATCAGTGTTTAATTTTTCTAGTGAAGACAATACTGAATCTTTAGACTCTATAATACCTTCATACTGTTGTTTAAGAGTTGCACCCTTCTTAATTGATTCTTCGGTATTTGAAATTTTAGTTTCAAGATTTTGTCTCTTTCTTAAAATTTCGTTTCTGTTTTGAATCAATTGTTCATAACGAGCTTTTTCCTTTACTTCAAGTTCGAGTTCATCATCTTTAAGAGCAATATCAAGATTAAGCTGACTAATTTCTTGATTACCTTGAAGAATTTCACCGTCATATTGAGCCTTGAGCTTTACAGACTCACCAATATCTTCAAGTTTTTCCTTTAACTTAGCAATTTTATCTTTACTTTCCTTGCGCAATTCTTTTGTGTATTCTTGAAGTACATCATATTTATCTAAAGAAAGAATTTGAGTAAATACATCCTTACGTTCATTAGCTGGTTTTTCCATAAAGTTACCAGATTTACCTTGACTAATACACACAGAATCCAAGAATGTTTCAAAATCCATCTTAATAAGACTTTCTAATTTTGCTTGAGTTTCCTTGATCTTGTCAGTGTGATTTACTCCATCAATAAAGAGTTCAAGTTCTTGTCCGCCCTTAACAAAACGACGACGAATAACTCTAACGTGTTGTCCACCAATTTCAAATTCAAAATCGATTTCCAGCTCATCCTCACCAAGTGTAACTAATTTTTCTACACCAGTACCTTGAGATGTACTTGAACGTGCTCTATTGAATAATGCAATTGTAATAGCTTCAACAAAGAAGGTGCTCTTACCCCCACCATTAGCTCCGATTATTGCAAACAAGTCTGCAGTATCATCAAAATTAAAAGTTTCTTCCTTGTACGATGCTAAATTTTTAACACCCATTGATCTTAATTTCAAAATTATCCCTCCGAGTTTTACGTTGTAAGTTCATGTACAACATCTATTGAATCAATTATTTCTTGAAATTCATCCTCATCTACAATTATACCTTTCTGCAAAAGTAATATTTGTAATGCTCTAATGGTTGTATTTTGCTTTTCAATGATGTCCATTAAAGAATAATATTGACCATCGCTTCCCTTAACAGATACATTTGTTGTGCTTGATGAAATCTTTAAATCTTCTGCTAGGTTTTTAATTTTTGGACCGTAATCCATAAATCCCAATCCTCCAAAGAATAGTCTTTGTCCTACATATATATTATGAAAATTGTCAATATAAATTAAAAAAAGAAGCCAATGAATAATTGGCTTCTCTAGCTATTCTTTACTTGTTATAATATAAAACTTAGGTACAAGTGATATACCAGCTATTTTTAATTTTTGATCTGTTTCTTCATTGTTGAACTCCAAATTATTGTTAATCTGAAAACTGTCATTTTCCATTTCTAAAGTTGAATGTAAATTGATTTTGTTATCATTAAACGTTACTTCGGTAACATAGGAACCATAATCCCAATGAATTTCTTTTCCAACAACCATTTTTTTAGAATAACTAGAACTGCCAATGAGTCTATAATCAAATTCATGTTTAGAAAGAAAGTCTAATATATTATTACAACCATCAAAAATAGCTGTACTATGCAAATCATTCTTATCAATGAGAATGCCATAGTAAATGCAACAATCTAAATTACTACTAGGCATTTAAACAGTCTCCTTTTGTAAGAATTCTCCCTCTATAATCTTTTTCAAGATAAGATCAAAAGCTCCTTGAAAACCTTTATCATCAACATATTTACTCATGTTTTCTGTTATCAACTTTTCCATCTTTTCAATCTGACTTGTTATTAGTTCATGTTGACTCTTAGGATAATGTTCTAATATTTGTTTTAAAGTTTCTTCATTTATCAATTTCATGAGATTTTACCCTCTTTCTTTGCCTGGTCAATAATATTTCTACCTTTTTCAATAAGTTTATCTGCATTATCCTTGCCTTTATAGTAAAGCTCAAGAGCTTTATACTCATCGACGTGTTCGTCTAAACCTGCGACCCTTGTTGTATTTTGCTTTTGGAACTTTTTCTGAATATCAAGTACATTTTCGGCTCCAAGTTTGTAAGCATGTTCATATACCCTTACTTCATTGATAGAATTACTCTTATCAACATCAATTCTAATACGAACAATTGCATTTTCAACTTTTTTCTTGAACATGTCTAGATTTTGAATAATTTGATCTGTTTCGCCAGTTTCTCCAATAAGATCCAAGTCAAGTGTAAAGAATTTTTGAGATTCAATTTTGATGAAATCATAAGCTATAGACCCATCTGGCTCAACCTCAAGTAAAACAAAACCTTTATCTTGTTTTTCTTCAGAAAAATCAACTCGTTGTAATGAACCAACATAGTAAACAAGTGGCTTATTGTAGAGAATTTGGTGCTTGTGTAAGTGACCAGATATGCAGGCAGCAACACCCTCTTTATCGAAAATTGCTGGATCGACATAAGTTTCCTTTTCAGCTATGTTCCAGTCATTTAAATTGGCCCCGCGAAACGTCCCGTGGAAAATGTAAATGATTGGGTTACCATCATAAGTTGTTTGATTTGTAATTTCTTCAATCTCTTCTGCAGTATGATACGTTGGTAAGAATACAAACTTAATTGTTTCACCGTCAATCGTAACTAATTCTTCTCTATGAAATCTTGTTTGTACAATGCTATCTACCTTCAAATCGTCAAATGCAACCATTGGAGACTTTTTAGTTTCAATTTTATCTACATCGTGATTTCCATCGAGTAGCAATATTTTAATTCCTTTATCTGCAGCTCTCATAATTCTTTGGTTAAACTCAGACTTCAATGTTTCTGATGGAAGAGAGTTCTTATATGCATCTCCAGCAAACACAATTAATTTAATATTTCTCTTAATAGCATAATCAATCATTTGATCTAGTGACTTGCAAGCATTTAGTACGCGAGTGTTTAAGTTTGTGGTTGCATCTATGCGCCCATATGATGAAACTCCCAGGTGCAGATCGCTGAACGTCAATATTTTCATATCCATTCTCCTCTTTTGTACTTATCGTACATTTTGTCTCTCTTTAAGTGCGTATAAGTCGTATTATTAGCAATTCTAATGATGGTTTTATCTGACACGCCAAATTGCCTACCTATTTCTTGCGGATTAGCTTTGTTGGTAATTAGATTTATAACTTCAAAGACTTGTTCGTCAGATAATTTCAACTTTTGCTTTGTCATTAATTCAATACTTTCTTTAGAATGCTGTCTACCAGTACTTGCTGCTCTGATTGCTTCTATTTGTTTATTAGAAAGTTTTGTTCCTTTTTTTGATTGACTTATTTTTTTCTTTGATTCTTCTGAGTGATTTCTACCATACCAAAAGAAATTTTCAGAAATTTTACCTTTATTTTTTTCTTTTTTAGTCTTACTTATTTTTTCTTTTTCTGCTTCAGACTTAACTCTAGACAACTTACTTCTATGTTCAATAGATAGTTTTTTACCTTTGTTACCAATGGAGATTTTTCTTTTTGTTTCTTCTGAATGTAAACCTCCATCACCGCCCAGTGAGATATTGTAACCAAAATCTCTATTGGCGGTCTTATGCTGAAAAATTAGAGATATCTCTCTATCGCTTAAAGACTCTCTATCTGTAATTTCTAGGACCACAAAATCAAAATTCTCTTCACCATATTTGTTCCAAGCTTTTTGCAAATAATCATTTCCATGAGAATTTTTTCTCAAACCTGTTTTATGACTTGCCCATCTACCTTCAATACTAACACCTTTACCAATGTACATCTTGTTATTTATTTTGTTTTTAATGGCATATATACCTATCATAAATTGTCTCCTATTTTAATCACAACTTTATAGGAGTTATTTTATGTCGTTTTGTATTATTTGTTAAAAGACAAATAAAAAAGCCTCCTGAAGGAGGCTTACTTAAGCATTTTACATTTTTGAATTAAGTACGTCCCATACTCCATCACCAAGTAGTGAGACCAATGCTTCATACATATAATGTCTATCATCACTATCATACCGACCATCTTCAACTACGCTGTCATAATGATCTCTAGCCATTTTAAAAAGTTCGTCAAATGCTTTACACTTTTCTTCAACAGTAAAGTCATCCGCTGTTTTTGGTACAAAGCTGTTTTCCATGTTACGCCTCTATCTCCTATTAATTGATATTTTATAGAATAATTTATGTTGTTTTACATCATTTATTAAAATCCACAATTATCAAGCTCGTGTCCAACATAAACAATGCCAGTTTTGCATCTTTCCTGTTTATCTGAAAATTTATTATACGCATCTTCAGCTGGCAAATCTAATGGATCGCCCTTTTTACGATAGTTGATATGCGCTTCATATAATGCATGAAAGCCGCCATTGTAATCTGAAGCTAATACAATGGCATCTTGATCCTCAATTTGTTGTAATTTGGCAATAAACTCTCCAAGTGTAATTTGTTTTTGTTTCATTCTTTCAATTCTCCTCCCTAATATGAGCAAGTGTCATACCATCTGTAATTTTTTCAATTCTTTCTTTTGGAATCATGCAAAATGGGTCTGTACTAAAAAATCTTTCCGTCGAGCCAATTGTTGCCTTACCTTCTTTGTACAAATTGTATTGTTCGACCGAAGCAAAATAGATTCTAAGCTCACCGTTCTTATCTGCCAAATGATTAATTAAGTACCTTGGGTCTTTTTCTAAGTTTGCTTTCAGGTTTTTGAAAAATTCTCCAACACCCTTGTTTACTTCTTTAAATGTACTCATAAAATTATCCTCCTAATTATGACATCCATCTTGGAAAACCCATAGCATCCCATTCATTAGTGCTTAGCCCAAGATAAGCTGCAAGTTCAAACCAGTGACCAGCTAAACTTACAACAGCAAAACCATCATGATACCCCAATGAGAAAAATGCTTTTTTGATTTCTTCTAATGGAAGATTGCTTTCTCTTGCTTTTTCAATAGCTTTTTTCAAAGTTTCTCTATCTCGAAGTATCTTTTCAGTTGGAAACCAAAACATTATTTTGTCGCCTCCAGATCGTTTCTGACTTTCGTTAAGATTTCTCCAAGTAAGTTTTGGCCTCTCCACTTGGTTCTATCTTTAGCATTAGGATGATCTTTTTCGTACCCAATGCCCCAAACGATGTCATAAGGACTAGCTTCAGCAAGTGTTGTACCTTTTGTGTCTAGTAAAGCTTTTAACAATTTTGGATTTTGAGAAAACTTTGCTTTGTTGATCTTATAAACAATGTCTAATTTATGTTTATCCCAAATTACACTGTTGAAGTTTTTTACTTCACGACCAAGTTTCTTGTGCTGAGATGGGTCTGTTTCCTTCAATACTTCATCAGCAATAACACTATCATTAAAAAGAATACTTTTGTAGTACATCATTGCTTGTTCTCCACAATTAAAATCGATATTATCAATTGTAAAATTGGATTTATACCAGTGCGAAAAAGGTGAAAATTTTTGCCAAAAGAATGTAAACTTTTCCATTTATATGAGCTCCCTTATTTTTCTGTCTTTTGATTGTGAAGATTTTGAATACGTCAATATTATCACTGATTCAATCATTATTTTCAAAGTCTCCTACATTTCTTCCTGATTTAGTTTTGCCAGATAATACCGAGCGATTTCACATCTTTTTCTCAGGTCGGTTCCAGCGAGTCCTGCAGCTGATGTGGTATTAAATGATTTTCTGAAAAAAGCCTCCAGTTCGATCAGTGTTTCTTTGTCATGGATAGAAAATTTTTCATGGATTTCAGTTTCTTTTGGGTAGGGCTTTTTCATGTTCATTCCTCCTCAGCGTGGAGCTCAAAGTACAGACAATTTTTATGTCTTTCAATGTCATGAATTCTGATAAAACCCCAATAGTCATCAAAATCTAAACCTTTTTGTTCTTTTATCTTTTCTTTCGCTTCTTCTTCAGTGTCAGCTTTAAAATTTTCAACAGTACAATTATACCAGTCGTGATACATCATATGTTTACACTGAGAACAGTATTTTTCTTGTTCTTTCATATTTTTATGCAACCTCCTCAATCTCTTCCTTATATTTATATTATATCACAAAATAATAATTATGTAAATAACTTTTTAAAATAAAAAAACCACTTTTTAGGTGGTTTTCTTTTTCTTAGTCTTTTTGGGTTTTTCAATTTCAAGTCCATCCATTACGACAAATGTATAGGCTGCGCTTATGCTATCTGTAACGTCATTATTTAGTTCTTTAGTAAATGAATTTGCTCCGAATATCTCAATAATCTTTCTTGAAACTTCTTCTTTCATTTCGTCACCAGTTTTTTTAGTGCCATCTTCTTTTTTAGTTTTAATACCACCTAAAGTTTTACTCTTTAGAGTCATGACTGAGTAATAGTTGTACGTTAAGTTATTCTTAGCACATACTAACAATACTACTCCATGAGCATTTGCCAATGTCATACCAGTACCAGCATTTTTACCTACAAACATTGCTTCAATAGCGACATTTGTCGGTTTATAAGTACTGATGATTAATTCTAGTTTCTTTTCAATTGCAATTAGTGATTGTCCGTGGTTCATGGATTTAGTTGGGATAAAACCGTAGTCGACTAATTTAAGTTTTGGTTCTCCATTTGAAGAATCAACGTCAACGATACTCCAACCTGTCGAGGATTTTGATATGTCAACCCCGAGAATTCTGCATTTATTTGGTAAGCTCATTGTTATCACTCCTATTACATTACTAATATGATTCCAATAGCATGTTATAACGGTGAACATTTTTGCAAATAAAAAGACACCACTGGGGTGCCTAATTAAAATTCTTTTATTATCCTGAAATTAAACCAAACGCTTTAAAGACAGCCAATATTCCGACTTCTTTCCAGGTTACAGTTCCATCAACTACAGTATCTCCAGATGTAGTTGGCCAAGTTGGCACTGAACCTGCTGAAGTTCCAGCTATTGTAACTTCGTAAACATGACCACCAGCATTAATGCGATTACCTAAAGCATATGCATTAGATGCTGTCCATGATTGATTGTTTGCGATTCCAGTTGTTGTACAAATCCAACCAAGATAACCACCAGGGATTGGGGCGGAGTTGTAAATAATCTGACCAAGTACATAAGTGCCCGAGGTAGGTTCAGAGGGCACTCTGTCTGTAGACCCAATAGAGGCTAATGCTATATCAGTTAACCCATCACCTAATAATTTAGATAATTGTTTAGTATAGGATACGTCTTGTAGAATAGGATACTGCAACATGTGGTTCTTTTCCATGTAGACTGTTAGCTTAGGTACAGGCAGAGTATAGTCAACATCCCTAAAGGCTCCAAATAGTTCTAGCTTATTGTTAGTACTACTGGATTCAAAGTAATTGCCTGTCATTTTCAAGTACTTTTCTCCATATACGGTCAGTGCTCTAACACTTGCTGTAGACCCTGTCATAAATGCCTTGTTATTTTCAATGAACACATTTTCAAAATTCCTTATGTGGATGCTCTCATTGGCTACTCCAGTTGCCCTTACTGTCTTCTTGGTATATGTTATATTACCATTGAAGTAAAGGGACTTTACTGGCTTCGATGTTGGCACGGTATACAAAACAGAACTTATAGTGTAATTTTGTGGTGTACCTCTAAGCTTCAAGTCAAAGTTATTAAATATGCAGTTGCTTACCACCAACTCATTTGCAATAGCAACTGCATTGCTACTACTATCTGACTTACCACTGAAGGTTGAGTTAATGAATGATATCTTGTTACCTTTCACAATACCAAATATAGTCTTATAATCGAAGTCGCAAGATGTAAATCTAAAGCTAGTCTTACCCACATGATCCCACCCAAAGGATGCATTAGAGAGATCTGAAAAATAACCTCCAGTTCTTTCTAGGCTAAATTTGCAGTTATCAAACTCTGCTGCTCCCCTACGAGTAACCCAGTTGCCTGTCTCAAGCTTATTGTAGATGAATTTGCAATCTTTAAATTTCACAGCATCATACTCTCTAGCATCTCCGATATATGAGAATGATCTCCACACATTACCTGCATTATCAGTAGTGTCTGTGCCATCTGTTTTCCATATAGGCTCAGTGTGATCTGCTATATACTGCCATGTATACCCATCAGCATAAGCTACAGTATCAGTACCGCTAGGCTGATTGGCAGTATTACCACTGCCAGGTACAACTGTACATTTATATATTCTAGTGACTCCAGATACTGTGGTTATGACAAGATTATTAACAACATATCTCTTAACTCCCCATACAGTTGCACCAACAGATGATGTTACGTAGTATAGTGGATTATTTATCCAAGCTTCAGTCTGCTTCTCAATTGGCAATACGCTGTTTCCCGCTGTGTACGCTGTAGCAGTCCATATAGGTAAAGTATATGCGTCCAGTGAGAAAGTCATATTGTTAAATAAACAGTTAGTGTAGGTAGCATCATACTGCATCTGCATGTTCCCATCCGCAAAAGTATCATTTTGAAAAGTACAGTTTCCCATACCGTTACCTACTGCACAGTTATAGTAATTGTTACGAGAAAGTAGCCCAGCTCCTCTAGATCCTTGGAATACAACCCCGCCACTAAGACCGTTTGTTGGAGGATCAAACTGATTATTCTCTATAACTATGTTTCTCACATGCGAGGCACTTATGTGCAGACTCTCATTATCTCTAAATATATTATTTCTTATGATGATGTACTGATTAATGTTGGCTCCATCCTCAATGTCAATTGCCATAGGAAATGGATATAGCCTTCTTCCTGGAGTACCAGTAAGAGCATTGCCGATCCTGTACATTTCACAGTTCTCAATAACAACTTGCTGTGCCCCTGTTATAGCTATAGCTAAGGAGAAGGAGTCATGGATTTTACAGTTACGCACAACAATGTCTTTGGAGTAAGTGAAAGCATTTATTTGGAAACTAAATGTGCTAGGTATGATTTGTGTAATGTCATATCTAACCACTAGTTTGAACTTAGTAGTTCCCGCAGGTAGAGTATTTAAATAGACAGCATCATTATTTCTTTTCTTTATGAAGCCTTTATATACATCGGAAGCATCATAGCAATGTATCTCAAATATCTCCTTACTAAGGCTTACTGGATTTCCATCATAACGAGTACCATGTGTTCCATAGCCGTTGCCCCAAATGACAAAGTACCCACCATTAGTTGATGTGTTGTCGTGAACGCCCTGACCCGAGGCAGTTGCTAATGTAGACAGTTGTATGAAGGTATTCATACGCATTCTACTAGCATTAACTTTTGGTAGACCAGTGCCATCCAAGTCTCCTGCTTCCCAGTTTGCATATGAAGTTACTGCTAATTGTGAGAATGTACCTGTGAGGCATACACTATACCCTGCAAAAGAGGTAATGTCCATATTCTCTAATGTAACATTTGTACTCCCTCTTTCTACCGCTATTCCTATAACTCCTTCATGTATACCTTGTGATGTAACAAAGTCATGGGTATCATTGTCCCCAACAATTTTCCCACCCAATACAGTTACATTGTTTTTCTTAGTTATATTCACAGTGACGGAGCTTTCCCACCCACTTGTTTCCTTTTGTATAACACATCCGTATAAGTCTAAGGTAGTGTTACTCTGAGGTTGTATGCAGGCATCAACACTATAGTCACTATTGACCGCTCCTTTACTTATCATATAAGTTCCTACTGGCAACTTAACGTAGGTATAACCATTTGTATAAGCCCAAGCTAGAGCATTGTTAATACCTTGGGTTGTTGTTAATGGATTTGTTCCATCATTGTTAATGCCCCATCTACTAAGTTCAATGACGTAAACATTGGTTGGTAAACCGCTCCCAGATGCTGTTACTGCAGGCTTTATCCAATTTAAAGTCATGATATGTTCATCTCCTCATTTATAGACTTAGGTGGTCTGAATTATCTCAGACCACCTAAGTCTTATTTTCATATTCCTTATATAGTTGATTTCACTATTGTAGCTCCAACAGAGTAGTTACCAGAATAGTCAAAAGTCTTAAGCAAGAATGTGTAACTGGTACTTGCAGTTAAACCAGGGACACTAAGACTACTAGTCTTATTGGAAAGTTTAGAAGTTGGGTACACAGTAGCATGAAAAACCCCATTCTTATATACATCAGTCCCTTTATAATCCCCATCATTTGGATTAGTCCAGTTAAGTTGAATAGAGCTTGTATTTGAAGTAGTAGTTCCTGGCGTAATCTCTCCAGGTGGCGTAGTATCTGGCGGTAAGGGTGCTAGCTGTATAAGCTTAAAGTCTTCAAACCTGGAGTTGAAATTTTCAGTAGCGAAGCCTACTTTTGTTGACGTGGTAGCAGCTAGTGTATCAATGATGTCAAAATCTATGACCCCATTTACATACTGTCTAATTCTACCATTCTCATAAGTCTCAATACGTAATTTATCTCCACTAGCAGGAATGAAGTTGCCGTACCGTACTAAGGTAATTGAACCTCCATTAGGGAACTTGGTAAGATTCCAACCAGTAGCGCTCCTAATGGTGTAGTACAGATCAGAACTGCCATTTCTGAAATGTACAGCGGTTTCTACACCTGAGTCTAAGATTGGGAAAGTAAGTTCTATCGCGTAGTTTTTCTCTCCATTTAATGGAATCGTTACTGGCGATCTACTTCTTATTCCTCCGCTGTTAGAACGTTGTTGGTAAGCTTGGTTTCCAATGATACCATAGTTCCACCAAGAATTCTGATTTGTCCAAGTAAATCCACCCACCTCAGTTACCCCCAAGGTTGTGAAGTCATCGCTAGTTATCGTAGTATCAGCTCTATTAAACGTATCAGAAGCCAATATAATTTCAGCGCTGGCTGTTCCAATTTGTATTGTTGGATTGCTAGTAGAACGATTACCTGCTCCATCAATAGCAACAACTTTAATTGTATATGCGGTACTAGCTGTTAATCCAGTTATAGTATATGAAGTAGAACTAGGATTTATCACTGAACTTGCAGGCGTGAAATTTGTTCCGTCTGTACTGTATGCTACTTCATAATTTGCTACATCACCAGATGCAGATAATACCCAACTAACTGGAATAGTAGTACTTGTAACTACTCCAGATGTTAAACCCGTAACCGCTTGCGGTGGCGTTGTATCTGGCAAGTTGATTGTGAAAGAAACAGTTTGAATGGTTGATGAATTTCCAGCAGTATCTTTTCCAAAGAATTTTAAAGTTGAAGTTGTTCCTACGTTTATAGGAGTAGAGTAAACAGTACTACTTATTGTCGGAGTTGAGCCATCAGTCGTATAATAAATAGTAGCTGTTTCATCAGCAGTTAAAGTTACTGATTGTACGCTCGTGAATGTTCCTCCATTTGGAGATGCAGAAACTGTAGGCGCAGTTGTATCTAATGTGTAAATTTGTGTTTGAACAGTTGAAGAATTACCGCCTAAATCTTTACCGAAATATTTTAAAGTTGTAGTAGTACTAATTGAAATTGGTGTGCTATAGACAGCGCTGCTTACGGTTGGAATACTTCCATCAATAGTATAATAAATGGTTGAAGTTTCATTGCCAGTCAACGTTACTGATTGAGTAGTATTAAAAGTACCGCCATTAACAGATGCTGTAATAATTGGAGTAATATTATCAGTAATAAGTGCCCCTCTAGCATAAGCTCTAAAAGGTGTTGTTGTGTTTACAATAACTTGATTAAAGGAATCGAATATGTGTTCTACTATTTTACCTGATGGAACTGGTATTGTTAAACCGTTTATTGTGAAATTTAATGTGTTTAAGCCATCGTTTGATATTACAAAATCATGCATTGTTCCATCAAAGTTATGAGTGACATTAGAAGAACCATTGAAAACGTCCTTAATACTATAATTAGGATTAACAGATCCTGATTCTAAATTACTAACAACTGCATAAAATGTATCACTTGAAACAATGGTTACTTGACTAAAAGGATCAAATGTATCTTCAAATTCTTCTTTTGATTTTATTACAAAAGAAATATCATTAATAGTAATAGTGACATCTGAATTTCCTAAATTATTAATGTAAAATTTATACATATAAGTTGAAAATGTACGAACACCACTAGTACTCCATGAATCTTTAATGTTATATCTTGGCACTGATGAACCGCCACCATTAACTAAGACATTGCCCGTTGCTGACCCAATAAATAATTCTTTAGTATCAGTACAATATCCAAGCTCTCCAATATTTAGAGTTGGTAATTCAGATTTAAGACCTCGTCTAATTTGAATTTTACTCATTGCTACACCTCTCTTACAAATTATTTATTTATATCTATAAAACACAAGTGTTTTATCTAAGCATAATTTTAATATACAGCTAAAAGTTTTTTATTATAGAACTGTTTTAATGTTATTAATTTTTAAAAAATTCAAAATGATTAAATTAAAAAAGAGCTGGTTATTAAGCCAGCTCTTTTAACAATAAATTAAATTAGAGTATTGTTTGTATCGCGAATTCTGTAACTGGCTGTAGGGTGTTGTAGTGTTGTAGCGTATCGTACTACAGATAACGTATTTCTAGAGAAATAAGATTCCGCTTGGGTTGATAACGATACATAACCCTTGCCATTAAAGAAGTTACTGAATATTCTCCAGTTTTGAGTCCTACCATACACAGTTAGTCCGGACTTGTTGAATGTGTTATCATGTACTGCATGCATACCTGCGCATAGTAGCATACCATTGGTGGAATTAAAAGTATTGTTTCTAACAATATCCCCAATCATTGTATCCCATCCATCTTCCCAGTCTACATCACAGTTAGGCATTCTTCTACCATTTTTAGCAAAGTAGTTACCTTCAACTAACCAATTCTGTCCGCCAGATAATGCTAGACCGCAGCTACCATTTTCTTCGAATGTACAATTCTTAATAAAACAATTCTGCGCCATACCCATAGTTCTGATAAATGCAACTGCATTAAAATCATTATCTTGAGAAGTTGGTGCTACGTCTTGATAAATGATTATTTTGGCATACTTAGCATTAGCTGGTTTGTCATAGTTGATGAATTGTAAATTATGCATTTGAGCACTTATGAAGGTATAATTGACGTCATAGAAGAATATACTATACAATCTAGATCTTAAATAATTGTATCCAAAATATCCTTGAGTATACCCTATCATATAATATGAACCAAGACCCGATATGTTTAGATAGTTTATGCTCCTAAAACTGAAGGTAGTTATACTATCATCGTTAACACCACTCGCATTTATACTACCTACCTCAAAATTAGTCTTCGGTATACTTGTGCCAGTTGTACCAGTCTTAACAAGTCTCATTGTGGATTGCACGTTGAATCCAGGAGATTTACTAAACGTACAGTTCTCAAACCCTGAGTTTACAGCTTCTGTTATTACAACAGACTGGCATCCCTCAGAAGCATATGGTAATGTTGTGTAATCAATTTCTCCATATATCTTTGCATTTATCAATTTGGTATTGGTTACCTTATCAAAGTAGAACATGATATATCCTAACGGTGTTTTACTACTAAGTTCTATGTTAATAGAAGAGTTACTGAAGTCTACCACCATATTGGTTGGCATATTAATAGTCCTAGCATCTGGAGTAACTTGATATGTCGCTGTTGGAAATACTATTTTTTTATAACCGTTAGTGGATGCGTAATTCAGAGCATTTTGTATACCATTAGTTGAATTAACTGCATTCGCTGCATCTATATCATATTCTGTTAGTACTACATTATAGGTTTCTTCAGCAGTTATAGTTACAACTACTGGTACTGATACAGTAACTGTGAAGTTCTTCGAGTAGACTCCAGCGCCATCAGTTGCAGTTATAACAGCAGTACCAGGAGCTATACCTTTAAGTACCCCAAGGTTGACAGTACATACAGAAGGATCAGAAGACTGCCATGTTACAATGTTGTCATAGAATACATCGAATGGTAGTGTAGTTGCAAGTGCTAAAAACTCCTCACCAACATTCAAGTTTTGTGTTTGTCTGTTAAGGGATATTCCGGTAATTGTTCTTGTGGAGGCAGGTGGTTCTATGTCTGAACTACCTACAGTGATAGATATACCATTATTAAGTGTCTGACCCAAATAAGTTGTTGTCACACCTATAGTAGTATCTCCTTCAGCTACACCAGTTAATACTCCATTTTCATTAACTGTAACAAATCCCGCATTACCACTCTCAAAAACATTAGTTACTAAGTTTGTATACTTCATTGGACTTGCTACAACTGCCAATGTCTGATTTTCTCCTATATCAATTGATACCGATGTTGGATAAATAAACATTTGGTCTAATGGTTCAGTATTCTTATAATTATTGTAACTTTGCAATGCCTCTTCATTAGATAACGGCTTATTGTATATAGAAAATGCTCTTAACTTAGTACCAGCAGTGTTAGAACCTACTTCGTCCCTTCTAACGTATAATTCGGGAGATGCTAACATATCAAAGTAATCAGCAAAGTCTGAAGGTTTACCTTGTGTTGTAGAAGGCTTACCATTCAGTAATATATCATATTTACCATCTGGATAGAACCTAACTGTTATCACATTTAGTTCTTTTGTACCATGTAGGGTGTCTATACCTTGAGAAGTAGCTCCAACTGGCCCAAATGCAGAATACTGAGTATAGGTACTTTTATCAGTGGTATCGGTTGATGTATATTTCATAGCTGTTTGTACTACTGTAGTACCAACTGTTGTTTTAAGCGTGGTTGGTCCATTAGTTCTCATGATCATTCCTATAGCATTGTAAGCAACGAACTCAAAGGTTACACCTGTTGTATTAATGTTTATTAAACTTCTAAGTGTACCAGTACCAATTGGTATACCCACATATCCGTTGGTCTTAAGAGTTAAACCCTTATCGTCTAAGAATCCATCATTACCATCACGTACTACATTGTACAATGTGCATGGTATGTTGTTCACGGTATCATTTATTGTATTTGAAGTAACTCCAGATTTTCCAGATAGATCTAAATTAAATATTAAGTCGGCTGTTACTTCGCCTATAGTATTTACATTTATCACAACTCCAGCTGATGTACCAGCACTATTTTTAGCTTTAACTGTGAAAACATATTGGGTATTTAAAGTTAACCCAGTAACATTGTAAGAAGTTGATAAAGTGTTGATTAAAAAATTTCCATTCATCAATATATCATAACTTGTAGCTCCATTTGAAGCTGTCCATGATAAAGTTAAAGTTGTTTGTGTAATATTAATAGCCTCTAGATTAGTTACTAATTGTGGGGTAGCTAATAATGAAGTTGCATTAATACTCACTCCGGCTGCTGCGCCAGCACTGTTCTTAGCTTTAACTGTAAAGTTATATTGCATCCCCGATTCTAATCCAATAACATTATAAGAAGAAGTTGTTGTATTTATTAAAAATATTCCATCCTTTAATATATCATAACTTGTAGCCCCACTAGAAGCTGTCCATGATAAAGTTAAAGTTGTTTGTCCAATGTTAGTAGCTTGAAAATCAGTTACTTCTTGTGGAATAACTACATTGGTACTTGATGACGCTTTCCAAACACCACCAACATATTTCAAAAAATCTCCTTCTAATGGAACAAAAGTTGATACGTCAACATCTGATAAACCATCCAAACTCGTAGCCCCTGAACCAGTACCTCCTGGTAATGCTTTTGATACGAATTTACCAGTGGCAGAATCATATTGTAAAGCATAACCATTTGTTTTATTGGTTGTATCAATATCTGTAATATTAGAAGTAGTATGCGTATGTGATATATTAGCCTTATTTGAGATTGAAGTATTTATATTTGTTAGTGTAGATTCAATTTTACTTGAACTATACGTTGTGGAACTATTTGGTGTAACATCATTAATTGAAGTCTTAGTAGATTTTTTTTTCCAACCCATTGTAAATCATCCTCCTTTTTAGCATAATTCAATTTGTTATTTTACTTCAATGCATTAAAATTCTGAGTTAACTCCCCAGCAGTAAGTGTTCTATTATAAATAGCAATATTTTTTATTGTTGAACCTGTTACAGTACTACCAATCATTAATGGTGGCATTTGAGTACTAATAGGATTAAATGCCGTATTAGCTGGAATAGCTGTTTCTGATATTTTAACATTATCAACATAAAGAACTAATTTAGTTGCTTCTCTAACAATAACAAAATGATACATTTGAGTAAATACTGGTGCAGTAGCTATATTAATACTTTGATTTACATTTTGTGCACTAGTAGAAGTATTATATCCATAAATATTAACGCCAATATTTGAAGCATCTCTTGTAAAATGTATTCTGGTTTTTACACCAGTAAAATTAGATGTTAGATTTCTATCACTAATAACATTAGCAAAAGCTGGTAAAATGGCTGTTGCTACAACAGTATATGAATTTCCATCAGTGAAAAAATCTTGTGGATTATAGATGCCATATGGTGTGGCTGTTGGAAGATTTTCTGCAAATAACAAAAGCGAAGCATCATTTACAAAACTAGTATGAGTATATGCAACGTTTGCCGTTGTTGTTATTGGTACGGTAACACCAGTACTTACATTTCCAGCACTATCATAAGTTTTAACAATAACGCTTTGTGTTATTTGTGGAGTAAGATTCAATATACCAAATCTTCTAGCGCCAGTATTTCCAAAAAATCCAGTTCTGTAACCAGATGGATTGAATGCGTGTACAGAAGCTTGATCTCCATTAATATTGTTAAACGTTATTGCTGCTGATTTATCTGCAAGTTCCGTTACAGTGAGTCCAGTTACATCACCTGGAGGAGTTATATCATAAGTATAAGCTTGTGATCCAACTGCCGATTGATTACCTGCAGTATCTCTAGCAATAGCTTTTATAGTTTGAGTACCAGTAACAACTATTGGAGCAGTATATACTGTACTTGCCGTTGTAGGAACGGTACCATCTATCGTATAATAAATGGTTGCTGTTTCATTTACAGAAAGTGTTACAGACATATTCGCTGTGTTATAACTTTTACTTGTCGGATTAAAAGTCAATACAGGAATTACAGTATCAAATGTATAAGAAGCTGTTTGTACACTGCTTGAGTTACCAACCGTGTCCTTACCAAAATATTTAATAGTTGTTGCGGAACTAATTGCAATAGGAGTACTATAAACAGAACTACTTGTTGTTGGTGTTGAACCGTCTAAAGTATAATAAATAGTAGCTCCTTCTTCAGTAGAAAGAGTAACGTTTTGAGTTGCATTATACAATCCTGCTGCTGGAGAAATAATAACTACTGGAGGAGTTGTGTCAGTCATAGCTGTTGTAGTAGCCTCAACCGTTACACCAACCGAGGTATTTCCAGACATGTCCTTTGATGAAACTCTAAAAGTATAACCCGTAGTGCTAGTCAACCCAGTTACATTAAATGTTGATGCTGCTGTGTTACCAATTAAAGAAGCACTATTGTATATGTCATAACTTGCAATATCTGGAGAAATTGAAGCTGTCCAATTTAATGTTAATGAATTTGATAGTAGATTTGTAACATTTAAGTCAGTTACATCAACTGGCGCAGTTGCATCTGCGGTAGATACGACTAAAATTATACCAGACGAAGAGTTGCCAGCAGCATCTTTAGCTTTAATGACAAATGTGTACTCTGTTTTTTCTAATAATCCTGTTACATTGTATGAAGTAGTATTGGTATTACCAATTAAAGAAGTGTTATTAAATACATCATAACTTTGAACATCTGGAGAAGTTGAAGCTGTCCAATTTAAATTTAAAGTAGTGGTTGTTATACCTGAAGGAAATAAACCCGTAATATTATTTGGCGCAGTGGTATCAGGAAAAGAACCAGTTACGTTTTGTAAATAATTGCCTACAGTGAAAGCTCTATATGGAACGGATGCTGAATTAACAGATACTTCAGTGAAAGGTTCAAAATATCTTTGACTAATTGTATCTTGTTCTACTATAAATGTAATTCCGTTTACAGTGTAACTTAAAGATTCTACTCCATCATTACTAATTGTAATACCGTGAACTGCTGGCGTGTATGATCTAGTTATATTTGAATTTCCACTAAAATGATCCTTAACTGAAAATTGAGGATTAGAAGAATCATCTTTTAAATCAATGGCATATGCATTAAACGAATCAGAAGCATTGATAGTTATTTGATTAAACGGATCAAATGTATCTTCAAATTCTTCTTTTGACTTCACTGTAATTACAATACTGCCAATTGTGAAAGTTAAGTCTGCATTACCAATATTATCAATATAGATTCTAGTCATTGGAGTTCCAAAATTCCTAACTCCACTAGTGCTCCAACCTTCTTTAACGATATAAGTTGGTTCAGTTGTTCCACCAATTGTATCATTTACAAGTACATTTCCAGTTGCAGTACCAATAAATAATTCTTTAGAATCAGTACAATATCCAAGTTCTCCAATATCTAGTATTGGCAATTCAGATTTCAATCCTCTTTTAATTTGAATCTTTGCCATAAAAACACCTCTCTTACCATTTGTTATTTATATCAATAAAACACTTGTGCCTTATCTATGCGTAATTTTAATATACAACCAATAGTGTTTTATTACCGAATTGTTTTAATGTTTTTAATTATTAAAAAATTCAAAAGTTAAAATAAAAATGGAGAGCAGTTAGCTCTCCATTCTAATATTAAAGTCTCTCTATAAAGTTACCTACTGCTGCTGCCATTTTTATTTGACCTAAGTCATTAGGATGAGTACCGTCTGATGGTGTTCCTGTGTAGTAGTTTGTTTTTTGTGAAGCAATATAAGGTGAAAACCCTAAATTGTCATACCAATCTAATACCGGTATAGAATAGAACTTACCAAGAGCAACTACAGCGTCACAATAGTCTCTTAATTTTTTACTTACTGCATTATTAACATTACCGTCTACTGTGCCGAAGCGTTGTATTGGAGTAATAAGACCTATAGATGCGTTAGGATACTGAGTTATTAAATATTCTATAGTTTTTCTATATACTGCATAGAATGAAGTACCTGAAGCTGGATCATCTGTGATAGCACCTATTGTTATATTAAATCCATGGTCATTTGTGCCAGCCATAATAGTTATCAAGTCAGGAGCATCAGAAGTAGGAGGCATATTAACTACCTTGTTGTTATATATATTTGCTATTGTGTATCCGCTAACTGCTTCATTTTGAATTTTTATACTTCTATCTCTACCTAACAAATATGCATATGGTTTATTGGCATATACGTTACTTGCACCTGCACCATCGCCTAGACCAGTACTTATGCTATCTCCAAGTACCCACCATGTCTTTTCAAACCATTTAGAACGGTACCATCCTTGTACTGGCTGTGTACTAAGATATTTTTGAGTGTTAGGTACATAATCTGCAAATATGTTAGTGGTTTCCATAACCATTAATGCATCAGATACAGCAATACTTGGTATATATACATATAAGCCGCGAGCATTAGCGGGAGCTTTAGCTCTTGAATTTGATGCACCCGTTATATACACATCATTAACATCATAGAAACTATACTGCATGGAAATACCATCGCCTTTATTAAAAACGTAATTATATCCAGGCTTAACTGGTATCTTATGGGTCTCATAACCACCAGCAACTACATTTCCATTAGTATTATCATGATGCGTACCAGTAACCAATAGTGCTTTATTATACAGATTAAGAGTTTGTCTATCAATAGCTGTGGCATTTGTACCAGCTACTAGAGAACCCTTATAGGTTAACGCTCCACCACTTTCTCCAAAATTAGTAGTCTTCAATACATCTTGTTGAGTATATTTAATATCTGTTGGTTTGGTATTGAATGAAACATTTGTAAATGTGCAATCAACAAATTTGTGTATATGCGCTGCGTTAGGAGTAATTGCTGTAGCTGCTACGTCACTAGTAATTACAGAGTTTGTAAAATCAAGTACATTACCAAATATACCTATGCCCAACTTATTGTTAACTTGTCTAGTAATTTTTGTATTATCTAGTTTAAGTTTAGCATTTGTTTGAACATTGCTAGCACTTCCAAATATTGCATGAGCGTTACTAGAAACAATGCTAGAATTTTTAATTTCCACTAATATAGAGTTAGTATTATGAGCAACGTTTACTACAGCCGAATTTTCAGGGTTTATCATATAATTGTTTTTTAATGAATAAGTGCCACTATTTATCTTACAATTATCCATTTTTAACTCACCATCTGCTATATCGAATCCAGAGTCTGTAATAATGCTATCCTTTAAGATTAAATTCTTAACTTTGACTTTTAGATTCTTAAATGTACAATTATTAAGTACTGCCCCTTCTATATATATAGAGTTAAGCACTGCACTTTGATCTTTCTTTACAAATGAGCATCCTTCCATATAGGGAACTGTTTTCAATGTAAGGACGTCTGTGAAATTTACGTCTTTGTCTACTCTGAATGCATTATTTTTAAATATTGATACAGGACAATCTAGACTCATCATACCAGTAAAGGTATTATTGGATATAGACTGTACTAAAGCTGCACCAGAAATTTTGAAATCTCCCTCAAATAAGTTACCCTCCACTCTCCAATTACGTATATAATCTTGATAAGCGTTATAAGCGGTAGCATAAGGGTAGGTATCAAATCCAGCGTTATCAAAGTGATTATCTTTTATTATAGCGTGTTGCACCCTGTAGATAATTGCTATGTTATTTTTGAATATGTTGTCTCTCATGGTGACATCGTAACATCTTATTGCTATACTAATTCTTCCGTTGTCAAATTTGTTACCTATGATTTGCTGATTGAAGCCTTGAGTATCCTCCATGTTTATGTGGTATCTTGTTAGATATGTTTGACCATTCTCTTGTTCAAACCCTGGCAAGTTATTCTCATAATCGTATTCCTCACCATTGTTATAGAACCAGTTATTAATTATAAACATATCATTAACACCAGGAGTTAGTCCACCTCTATGATTGTGGTGTATATAATTGTTTTCATAGGTCAGATAGTTACCATAGAATCCTGTTTTAAGTATCATTTCCCATCCACCAGTACTACTACCCTGAATAAACGGATCAAGACTGGATTCCTCTACAACCAACCTAACAAAGGCTGTAGATTTGGTTGTAGTAAAGTCCCTTAAAACAAATTGAGTTCTACTGGTGATGTAAACTTTATTAGCATCATACATGTATGCTGTGTATCTCCTGTTTTTCAACTCTGTCATGCCCTGAGTGTTTCCGTAGCCATGTAAAAAATGTGGAGTTTTAGCAGCTACTGGTACAAATCCAGACACACAGTGAGTAGTGGAAGTCACAACGGCACCTGTGGCATCTATTTTTCCTAATGCCCATGCCATGTCATAGCTAGTTTTAACAAAAGCGTTACTGCCTACGCTGGTGCTTATAGCATCACCCATGTAGAAACTTACATCCATGTTTGATATATTAATATATTTACAATTGCCTCCAGCTGCTATACCAACACTCCACTCATTAGCCTTTTCCTTTTGTGCTGTAAAGTCTCTATCAATTTTATCTCCTATCAAAATGCCATTTTTAAGTTGTGTAAAACTACAGTCTCTTATAACAATAGAAATTCCGCCCATCCAAAATGGTTCATCTGTACTAGTTACCCAAGTTGCACCATTATCTAGTGTCATTTTATGATATGGAGAACGTTTACCTGAATCAAATATAACCTTGAATGTAGATTTATTAAAATCAATAATCATATTGCTAGAACTAATGACAATACTATTATCAGAGTCCACACGGTTTAACTTACTATGACATATAGCATATGATCCAAAAGGCATAACGACTTCAGTGTATCCATTATTTCCAGCCCATTTGATAGCAGCAGTCATACCTAAGACATTAGCCTTAGCTTTAGCATAATCTGAATCGGAATAGCAATTAACGTCAACTCCACCTATGTTTTCTATTCTTTTAGATGGTAATCCTTCAGTTATACCCCATCTAGACAACTCAATAACATATGAACTTCCGGTTGATGGTGATGGTCTCCACATACCATTAGTATATTTGAGAACATTTCCCTCCACGGGTGGTACTGTGGTAATGTCAGTATTACCCAATCCAGCTGGTCTTTTCTTTAAAGTCATATAATTAGCACCCCATTTATATTTGTTTTAAGTTAAAATTAGTGGAGCAATTGCTCCACTACAATTATGGTCTTGCCAACATTTCAGCAGATGTTTGAGTAATTTCTCCACTAGTTAAAACCCTGTTGTAGATAGTTAATGCGTGAATAGTATGGACTGATGCTACTATTTGAAGACCATCATATTTCGGTGGAGCAGTAACACTAATAGAATTTTTTAACGTACCATTGAAATACAATGATATAATTTTGTTTGTAGCATCTAAGGTTAACGTTAAGACTGCTGGAGTATTGTTGGACCAATCCGTTGCTGTGGTAGATGGATTACCCTGAATAATATCTACACTAGTACCATTTGCAGCGCCACCTACATTATCTCTGTATAAAGCTTTAGCATGCACAAAGCTTGCTCCAACGCTAAATTGCCCTAATTCAAAACGTCCCCATGTAGTGGATTCAGGAGTACCTACAGCTATTGTATTATTATTAGTACTTCTTAAATAACCGCCACCATATTGACTATTATACTCTCCATACCATACAAAAGTTGATGAGGTGCCGTTTGATATTGCAAGTTTAGTTGCGTCAAGAATGCTAGCAAAAGCATTATAAGTATTAAATGACTTAAGACCCTTACTAGCTATCCATCCATCTGAACCATCATATTTATAGTTGTTAAGACCGAACACTAAATTTCCAATTGAGTCTGCTAATACATTTTGAGTACCACTACCAGTACTAAAATCAAAGCTATGAACTAAACCTGAAGTTACGGTCGTTATAGGTGCTATAGTTACATCATAAGTTTGAGTCTGAACTGTGCCGGCATTGTTGTTTAGATCCTTACCAAAATACTTTAAAACAGTGTTTTCATTAATTGCAATGGCATTAGTATATATTGTGCTGGAAGTCGTTGGTGTGGAGCCATCAGTAGTATAATATATAGTAGTTGCCGCTTCATCACTAATTAGTTTTACAGCCTGCGAAGTAGTGTAAGCACCTCCCGCAGGTGAAGCTGTGATAGTCGGTGCTATTGTATCATTTATTACATACACAAATGACGTAACGTCTGATAATTCACCTGTTCCATTGTGTTTTGCATAAACTCTATATGTCGCTGAAGTTGATATTGTAAGTGGAGTAGTATTAGCAAAAGTGCTTGGTGTTCCTGTTCCTGCAGTTGTATAAAAAATTTGCAAACTACCACTAGTCATAGTAATGCTAGGGTCATTAGTTGTAAACGTAATTGGTTGTGAACTTGTATACGTTCCTGGTGGTGGAGACATAGACACGGTTAATTTGTTTATCGTAAAGGTTCCATTACCAGTAGTTTGATTACCAACTGCATCTACAGCTAGATATTTAATAGTAGTTACAGTATCTGCGTTTAGTGATATTGGTACATCATATAAAGTACTACTAGTTGTTGGTGTAGACCCATCAAGAGTATAATAGATAGTAGAGACTTCATTTGAATTTATAGTTACTTTTTGCGTAGCTCCAACATAATATGTTCCAGCAACTGGAGTTAAAATAATAGATGGTCCCGTTATATCTGATGGATTAGGATTTGGAACCCAAGTTCCACCATTTAGAGTAGCTGTACGTCCATTACCGCTAGCATCAGTAATATTTGTTCCAGCAAATTGTGCAGTAAAATCATAGTGTGCTACAAGGGTTGCACCACTGTATAATTTAATGTCGTATATATTACCACCAGTAAATTGATTTGCCGTTTTAGCGTTATCTGTAAATATAGTGATATCGTCAGTCACAACACTAGCTGTGGTTAATTTTATTGTTGATCTCTTGCCCGAACTAAGATATCTAGTGCTATTAGTTTTAACCATATTGTCAACACGAACGCCATTAAACCCTGTTCCATATTGGTCTATGTTTACTGGAGGAGAACCTCCAGTTGACGTTCTAAGGAAGGTACCATTCGCTACTCCAGCTCTAGCATCTAAATAATATTGAGCCGTTGATTTACCTGCAGAGTTAAATATATAAGCTACATCTAACACTATGGAATCAAAAGACATGGAGGGTAACTGAATATAATCACTTGTACCATTCATCAGTAATGAATATGTTGTAATAATGATTGTAAAATTAGCTGAAGTCGGAATTGGTGTTATATTACCCGCCGTATCTTTTGCTATTACCTTTAGAGTTGATGTACTTGTTACTGTAATTGGAGTACTATAAATTGAACTACTTTCAGTAGGTTCACTACCATCTAGAGTGTAATATATGGTTGATGGTTCGTTGGCTGAGATGGTAACTGTCTGCGATGAATTGAATGTTCCGCCATTCGGACTTATTGATACTACTGGTGGAGTAGTATCAGCCACATCAATTATATACTCTTCATCTTGTATAGAGCTTACATTACCTGCAGTATCTTTAGCGAAACACTTAATAGTCATAGAAGTAGATACGTTGATTGGAGAACTATAAGTTGCGCTACTTTGTGTAGGAGTTGAACCATCCAATGTGTAGTATATAGTTGCAGTCTCATTGGTAGTTAATGTTACGTTTTGAACAGATTCGTATGATCCCGACAATGGAGACGCTGTAATTGTAGGTGCAGTAGCGTCTATAGTAAATTCTACTGAATTCGGTGTACTAACATTACCTACTGAATCCTTTCCAATATATTTCAATGTTGTAGTAGCACTAATTGGTATAGGCGTTGAATACACAGAACTACCTTGAGTTGGGGTACTGCCATCAATTGTATAATATATAGTAGCTGTTTCATTTGAAGATAATGTTACGTTTTGTGTAGTATTAAATAATCCACCGTTAGGCGAAGCTGTTATTACTGGGGGCGAGTTATCAATAGTAAATGTAGTACTTTGTACTGTTCCAATATTACCCGCCGTATCTTTTGCAAAATACTTAATTGTAGTAGTGGAGCTTACTGAAATAGGTGTTGAATATACTAAGCTACTTTGAGTAGGTGTAGAGCCGTCTAAAGTATAATAAATTGCAGCTGTTTCGCTGGGAGTTAATGTTACCGTCTGAGCACTTGCAAATGCTCCAGCGCCTGGTGAAATAGCAACTGTTGGAAGAACTGTATCAATTACAAAATTTATCGTTTGAGGATTACTCATATTACCAGCTGTATCCTTACCAATAAACTTTAATGAGGAATTTGAAGATATAGTTATAGGAGTACTATACACAGTGCTTGATACGGTCGGAGTTGATCCATCAATCGTATAATAAATAGTGGCTGCTTCATTCGATGTTAATGTTATTACTTGAGAAGTTGAAAACGTTCCACCGCTGGAATTAGCTGATATTACTGGAGCTGTAACATCTGTAGTGTCGCCAGACACTGATGATAGAAATAAACTCTTTATAAAAGATCTGTATGGTCCGCTAGGAGTCACCGACATTTGTGTAAATGCATCAAAATATCTCTCCGATACATCTCCTGGTTCAACCGTTATAGTAATTCCATTTACTGTATATGTTAGAGGAAGAGTGCTATCGTTACTCATTACTACTCCATATGAAGCTCCGCTTAATGATCTAGATATGTTTGTAGAACCAGAAAACATATCTTTGACACTAAACATAGGATTAGGAGAACCTAACTTTAAAGCATAAGCGTCAGCGTGAAATGTTCCAGTAGCGTTTATTATAACTTGAGTAAAGGTATCAAACACTTCATCAATTTGTTCTGCTGGCTTGACTGTCATCGAGAGACCATTTACCGTATATGTTAAGTCGGTTTCGGCTGTATTGTGAATAAATAATCTGCATGCACCACCAGATATGGCACGAGTACCTGTAGTATTCCAAGAGTATTTTGTTACATATAAAACTTCACCACCACTATTAACTAAGACATTACCTGTTGATGAACCAATAAACACTTCTTTTGTATCGGTACAATATCCAAGTTCTCCAACACTTAGAGTAGGTAGTTCAGATTTAAGGCCTCGTTTAATTTGAATTTTTGTCATAAAAACACCTCTCTTACAAATTATTTATTTATATCTATAAAACACAAGTGTTTTATCTATGCGTAATTTTAATATCTAGCTAATAGTTTTTTATTATAAGAATTATTTTAATGTTATTAATTATTAAAAAGATCAAATTAAAAAGCATCTATTCATTTAGATGCTTTTTAATAATTTCTTTACTTTAAATTAAATAAGACTGTCAATATAAGTTACCCTAATTGGACGAGTTCGTACCATCTCTGTATTTCCTAATTCTGGTCTAGTTAATATCCACTCTCGTATCTCTTCTTCCGTAAGTTCAACTGAATTAATAATTTCTCTAGAGTAACCCTCAAAAACCATGTCTTTAAAAACACTCAACTCTTTTGGATGAATAATTATAGTGTTCTCATTCATTTTTAATTCCTCCTTTAAATATAGAGGGATCATTTAGATCCCTCACTTATATTATCCCGATATTAACCCATAAGGTTTGATTATTCCTTTATCACCTACACATTGCCATTCTTGAATTTTAATAACGTCCCAAAGTATTCCGTTATCTGATGCATAGGTGTCGGTTCTCCATACTGGTTCAGTAGCTCCTGTAGTTCCTGCAGCTCTAGCTTTAAAAACATGATTGCCAGGAGAGGGGTTTGTACCGCCTGCGCTTCCATAGGTTGTTGGTACAATCAATTGGTTTGCCGATATAGTCATTCCAGTAGTCCATGCCAAAGTACCGGCTGGAACAGTATCTTTAACCTTATTACCAACTATTGTTGGAAACGTAGGTTGATCGGTAAATGTTCTTGCATTATCTATTGTTGCATTATAAACTTTATTCCCTACTGCAATTCTATCTCCATGAAAATAAAATTTATTAACTTCCCACGGGTTTGAATCTAAAAAACCCTCAGTCGTACAAACCCAGCCTAAATAACCGCCTGCTACTGGATTTAAGTTTTTAATTTCTTGACCTAATTTAAATTGCCCAGTTGTTGGCTCTGCGTTTGATGCTGTTACCGGAGGTGTAGAACCATATGAATAAGTTCCCAATTGTGATTTTAAGCTATTTGTTATTTCAATTGATCCGGCGTTAAGAAATTCATTGTCCTTATTAATCATAACTGAATTAAATGGTTTTGATGCACCAGCAGCTCTATAAGCTGAAGTTAGTTGTACTTTTGAACTAGTTGTTGAACCTCCAATGTTGTCATAAGTTGCTATGACATTATTAGAAAAGTTCAAAAATTCTTCAACATAAACTCTAAAATTTATGTGAGAAGGTAAATTTGTCCCTTTATGATACATCTCTATTTTATTATTAGTAACTTCCAGTCTAGGGAAATTTAGTATAGAAACACCAGGGTTCATTGCTTCATGAGCATGTGTCCCTACTGGTAAATCCCATATAACTCTGTTATTTTTGAAATAGTTGTTCACATATCCATAGTCTTTGGCTATTTGTGTCCCTAATCCGCCAGCTGTAATACGCATTGAATGATTCTTAAAGATTGTGTTTTCTATTTTTAAGTTCTCAGTTGCATAAATATAAAGGTAACAAGGCTCTATTGCTCGATTTATCAATTCGCTTCTAGTCATTACTAATGTCTTTGCTCTAGTTAAAGTACCACCCGCAATTCCCATTATTGGGTCACCTAACCAAAATCTGCAATTTGAAATCTCAAGATAATCACAATTACTTGCGACCAACGTTCCGCCTCTAAGATCAAAGAGACTATCTCTTATGATTACATATGCTCCATCGCCAATTGTTAAAGCACCATTATTTTTGTCTGTTGTCATTTTACAATTGAATATTTTACAGGTATTTCCAGGTCCACCATTAACTGTAAGACTTGATTTGGTAAACACACATCCATCAAAAGTTATGTTACCACCACCAGACGCTGATGCATTAAACATAGAGTCATTTCTAAATATGCAATAAGTTCCATCTTTCTCTACTCCACTTGTTATAGATCCACCACGCACTAAACCACCATAATAAGAGTTTTGATTAGAATAATAGTCATCACCTTGGCCACCAAATGTCATACCACCATAAATTGTGTTAGAAACCAGATATACCCCTCTTGTACTAACACACATAAACCCACCATTGTGATTATCATAAATTCTACAATTTCGCAAAGTAATCTTTTGATTAGAATGATAACCATCTTCTATGTCAATACCCATAGCTGGCCAGCATCCAGTTGATACAGGCATCGGAGTAGCATTGTCAAACATTTGACAGCTATCATAAGTAAGATATCTGCCTTCAGCAGCCGTACCTAAACGTCTATTTCTAAAGAATCTACAGTTATAAAAAGTAATATGATGTGGTATTCTAGCACACATTACATAATGTAAATTACCGCTCATCAAGTCATAATTTTGATAGTAAGAATATCTTATCTTTTGAGTTCCGAGTGGCATACTTTCTAAATAAGTAAATTCATATGATCGAGTCCATCTGGAGCCCAAATAGGTATTATCATTTTTGTAAAAATGAACTTTAATAGGTACTTTATTAAGATTCATTCCAGTACCATAACCACCAAATCCATCACCCGCATAGTAAACATATCCTATTTCTTTAACGGTTGTACCGGTTACATCAAAAAACTTATTAACGGTTGTATAATCGGTTTTTGTAGCATCGATATTACCAGTAGCAGGATCAATATCACCTTTAGAGAAGTGAGTACCAGTTAATACACCATTATATTGCCATGAATATCCATCAGCTAACGCTACAATACCTGTATCGTGTGAAGGTTGAATGGTGCTTGTCCCTGATCCCTTTATTATACACTTGTATGATTTTGAAATAGCAACATTATTAACAATAACGTCTACTGCGTAAGCTGTTCCCGTTGTCCAAATCACATGGTGTTGCATACCGCCTAGAGCATTAAAGTCCATACCAACATAAGCTCCATCACCCGTAAATTCATAAGAATCTATATTTTTAACGAGAATATTAACACAAGAATAACGAATAGCTAATCCAACACCCCATTCATGAGTTGTTCCTTCTGCTGTATAAGTATGGAGTTCTCTATCACCTTTAAGTTTTCCACCTTCTAATGTAACATTTTTTACATTTTTACATTCAAGAGTTTCGTAACCAGAATAGTCATTTGCATCTTTAATAAATAAAGCTCCATACATCTTATAGTGCGTGTTGCTTAGAAATTGTACGCTTGAATCTTTATCAATTAAATATGTTCCAGCTGGTAAAATAACGATTCCGTAATTACTTTGACTTGCCCAAATAAATGCATCGTTAATACCTTTAGTTGTGTTGATTGCATCGGTTCCATCATTTTTAATATTCCATCTAGCTAATTCAACAACATAAGTTTCACCTGCTGATGCCCCCGCTCCAGTTACTACCTCTGGTTCCCATTTTGATGTAGAGCCATTGTAAGTAAGAACATTACCATCAATTGGTAATGTTGAAAAATCAACATCAGATAACCCGCCAATACTTGAAGCGCTACTGGTTTCATTAATTTTTTTCCATGGCATGCATAATCACTCTCCTTTATAGAAAAGGGAGGGTAAAACCTCCCACATCTATGTTATTTTAAAGCATTGTAATTTTGTGTAAGTTCAGCAGGTGTTAACTCTCTGTTATATATTGCAATTGACTTTATTGTAAAAGATTTTCCGTTTTCTCCAATTATTACAGGTAATAGGTTTGAGTTTCTTACTACAGCACCTCCACCCGTTGTGTGTGAGTTTCTAGTATTGTCTTGATAAGAATCTGTATATACTGCACCTTTTGTAAAAGCTATATGATGCTGTACAGTACTTATATCAGACATAACTGCTGTGTTAACGGAAGTAATTGTTCCATTTGAGGCATGGTACGATATTGCAGCTTGATTATTAGCAGTATTAGCTATATCAAATCTACTATCTGCATTTCTAGTTTTCCATCCAGTCACAAGTGGATCTTGAGCTCTAAGAACTAATGTGGCCGTGGGTGTTCCAACATACGTCATACATATTGTTATATGATCTGAATTCATCAGCAAATTATTTGTGTTAAAAATACCAACAGCCTTAGAATTGGTTACTATATTTTCAAAAAAATGTGTTAACCCACTAGCTACGTATCCTGTAGACACAATAGCTGGAGCGGTTTCAGTTGTAAAAGTTGTTGAAGGTACGCCAGCAGATATATTCATGACTTTATCTAAAGCTTTAACGTTAAATGTATATTGCGTTGATGGTTGTAGATTTATAATGTCACAAGATGTACCCTTTGTCATAGCTACAAGGGTTGATCCATCGTAAACTTCATATCTAGAAGCTCCAGCCGAAGCTACCCATGATAAAGTTGCTGTTGTACCAGAAGCTGAGCTAGTAAGACCAGTAACCTCAGGTGGAGGAGTAGACGGTAATGTGTAGGTGTAGGTCGCAACTGGACCAGCGTTGCCAGCTATATCTACGGCGAAAGCCTTGACCACGGTTACTCCATTATTAGTTATAGGTACAGCAGTAATAGCTTCCCATTTTGTACTACTTGTAGTAGGAACAGATCCATCCATTGTGTAATAAACTTTTGATGGTTCACTAGGCACTAGATAAACATTTTGAGTTTGATCATATGAGCCTGTTGGTACTGTTAATGCAACCGTTGGTGCTGTAACATCTGAAGCAACCCAAACTCCGTTTGTTATTGTAGCTGTATTATTGTTTCCACTTAAGTCTAACACTGTAGTACCTGATGCTTGTTGAGTAAAATCATAGTGAGCTACAACTGTACCTCCAGAAAGAATTTTTATATCGTATACATTACTCATTGTTTTGTCGGTTGAATCATTATTTGCAAAGAAACTAATTACTCTTGTTATAGCAGAAGCGGTTTTTGCTCGTAAAATTGTTTTTTGTCCGTATGGTATGAAATTTACATTATTTGTAACATTTGCTCCACCATCAATTGTTACACTTGTAAATGGAGAATCGAAGAAATCATATCCAAAACTTGGTTTTCTAACAACTCTACCTGTAGTATAGGTTGCTCCATCTCTTGTATCAATTATAGCCTGCCAAAAACCAATTGTAAATTTAGCTGCAAATTCTACCACAATTTCATCAAATGCAATTGAGCCTGTCTTTAAGGTGCTATTACTACCATTCATATAATAATAACCGCTAGAGACATTTGCGGTTGTTGTTGCATTTGTAGTTACAGCTGAAGAACTATTTCCAGCTCCATCAATAGTTATAACTCTTATAGTGTAATTTGTATTTGCACTTAAACCAGTTACGGTATAAGAAGTTGAACTAGAATTTACCACTGCACTAGCTACTATATAATTAGTTCCGTCAGTTGAATAAGCTACCTCTTGATTTGCTACATCATTAGAGTCAGATAATGTCCAACTAACTGGAATAGTGTTCGCTGTCGGCGCACCGGCAGTTAATGCGGTAACTGGATTTGGAACCACAGTGTCGATTGTATAGATGGTTGTTTGAACATCACTTGCATTAAGTGAAGAATCTACACCAAAATACTTGATTGTGGTTGTAGAACTTACTGAAATTGGAGTACTATATACTGTGCTGCTCGTAGTAGGGGTACTACCATCTAATGTATAGTAAATAGTAGCTGTTTCATTAGCTGAAAGAGTTACAGATTGAGTAGCGTTGTAAGTTCCTGCAACTGGAGAAATTGTAACAGTTGGTGCCGTTGTGTCGGGAGCAGTAATTGTGTATGTTTGTGTTTGAACGACACTAGTATTACCAGCAGTATCTTTACCAAAATATTTCAGTGTAGTTGTAGCACTAATGCTTAAGGCAGATGAGTAAACATTACTGCTTGTAGTTGGAGTGCTACCATCTAATGTGTAGTAAATTGTAGCAGCTTCATCAGCTGTTAATGTTACTGTTTGTGTTGACGTATATGTTCCATCTAAAACTGAAGCAGTTACGATTGGAGCTGTAGTATCAAGAGTAAATGTTTTTGATTCAATAGTGCTAATATTGCCTGTAATATCCTTAGCAAAATATTTAACCGTAGTTGTTGTAGTTATTGATATTGGCGTACTATAAATTGTACTACTTTGGGTTGGAGTACTTCCATCCAAAGTATAATAAATTGTACTCATTTCATTTGTGCTCAATGTTAATGATTGAGTAGCATTGAACGTTCCTCCATTGGGAGATGCCGTAACAACTGGTGCTATAGTATCTGACGCAAAAGTGCCGCGTGTATAAGCTCTAAAAGCAGATGTAGCGCTTATACTGACTTGATTAAATGAATCAAATGAACGTTCATCTGATTCATTCTGCAACACTGGTATCGTTAAACCATTTATAATGTATGTCAATGAATTTGAACCATCATTGCTTATTACAAAATCGCGCATTGCTCCAGTTAAATTGTGAGTAATACTAGAAGAACCACTAAATGATTCTTTAACACTATATTTAGGATTAGTTGAACCTGATTCTAGTGCACTCGCTGTTGCATAAAAGGTATCAGTTGCGCTAATTGTAACTTGACTAAATGGATCAAATATGTCTTCAAACTTTTCTTTTGATTTTACTACAAAACTAATACCGTTTATGGTTACTGTAAGATTGGCGTTGCCGGAATTATAAACGTTAAAACCATTCATGATTTCAGACAATGTGTGAGTTCCGCTAGCGCTCCAAGAATCTTTAACAATGTATTGAGGTGTTGCTTCACCGCTACCATCTGTAGGGTGAACTTTAATGTTGCCAGTTGCTGATCCTATGAACAATTCTTTGGTATCCGTGCAGAAAGCAAACTCGCCAACACTAAGTGCTGGCAAATTAGCCTTTATCCCGCGTTTAATTTGAATATTTCTCATTAGAATGTACCACCATCGATATCTGTACTTACAACAACAGGTACCCATTTCCCACTAGTGAATTTTAAAACTGCACCTTCAACTGGAGCAACTGTAGTTACATCAACATCTGAAAGTCCATTCATACTTGTAGCACCTGAGCCCGTACCTTCTGGCAGTGGTTGCAATTTTATTTTTCCCGCAACAGAATCATATTGTAAAGCGTAACCATTTGTTTTGTTTGTTACATCAACATCAGTAACATCATCTAGAGTGTGATTATGAACACCATTAGCTTTAGTATTCCAAGATGTTTTCTCTGCATCCGTTACAAATCTGTTAGTAGCATCTTGAGTAATAATAGATGCAGGATGGTTAGCTGGATGTACGTAATTAGTTGCTCCAGTTGCTATACCATCTAGTTTTGTTTTATCAATAGAACTCATTAAACCACTAACGGATGTAGTGGCTGCAGTTGTTGAAGCTTTAGCATTCCAAGTAGTTTTCTCTGCATCTGTTACAAATCTGTTAGTAGCATCTTGAGTAATAATGGATGCAGGGTGATTAGCGGGATGTACATAGTTATTTGCATTAGCAGCAATACCAGCTAATTTTGTCTTTTCCGCAGCTGTATAAGTCTCTAATACCTTATCGTTCAATGCAACAACATCCAAATACACTTTATATATTGACTTAATTACATTGGTATCAATTGTTTTTAAATTGTCCCAATCAGCGGTTTCTAATTCATAGTTACCAACTAAAGTATTGAAATTGGCATTGAAATTAGTAACTGTAGTATCGTTGATTTTTAATTTTGTTAACAATTCATTAATAGCTTTAATAACAATTTTATTATCAGTAGTTAATTGTTTGTTTAATGCACTAACTCCTGAAAATGGAAGTAATTCGTTATCTGCCATAGTATTCCAAAGTACGTCAAATTGCATCTGTTTTCTGTCTTCGGTTGTCAATGGTGTACCCATTATTATCACGTCCTTTATACGTATTTTATAATTCTAAAATAATAAGGATTCATGGCTCCAGATTGAAACGTAATTTGTTGCAATCCTTCATCATATTGAAATTTACCATGCATAGAGGGTGCAGTGGATGAATCAAATCCATCTCTTGGTACTTCTAGACCTGGTTCATTAGGGGCACCATCTTCTACTCCTAATGTTAGTAATTTCATTTTTGAGTTAAGTCCATCTAAAGCTGGACCATATACATCTTCAGTTGTTAAAGTGTGATTCCATGCTCCATTACTTGTTAGAGTATAGATACCAGTTGATTGTGGTATAATAAAATCATATGTCCATTCTACTTCTGCAGAAGTATCGAGTTCCAAGACACCAATTCTCGCAAGTGCATCTGCTAGTTGTGATTGCAGAGTGCTAACAGTACTAATTAAACTGTTCCAAGCAGTTTTCTCAGCGTCTGTAACAAATCTATTATTAACATCCTGAGTAATAACAGAAGCATGATGATTTGCCGGATGAACATAGTTATTTGCCCCAGTTGCTATCCCATCTAATTTTGTTTTATCAACAGAGCTCATTAAACCATCTACTAATGTAGTAACTATAGATGTTGAAGCTTTAGCATTCCAAGTAGTTTTCTCTGCATCTGTTACAAATCTATTATTGGAGTCTTGAGAAATAATAGAGGCAGAATGATTTGCTGGATGAACATAATTGTTAGCGTTGGATGAAATACCAGATAATTTTGTCTTTTCGGTGATAGTAAAATCAGATTCCGATAGACCTTTCCCTGAAATTTTATCTACCTTATTTGCTAAGCTGTTTGTAATTGTTGTAGAGAAATTAGCATCATTACCAAGTGCAATTGCTAGTTCACTTAACGTATCAAGAGCTGCAGGTGCAGCATTGATTATTGATTGAATTCTGTCATCGGTCTCTGATTTCGTGTACACATTGGAGACCTCTGCCTTTGCATTCCAAGTGGTTTTCTCAGCATCTGTAACAAATCTATTATTAGCATCTTGAGTAATAATAGAAGCAGGATGATTTGTTGGATGCGTATATACATTCACTTCAATATCATCTATAAGAATATTTCCATTTGTCGTACTATCTGAAACAGATGAACCACTACCACCGTTTTCGGTAGGTAGTGGTTTTGATATGAATTTTCCTGCAACAGAATCATATTGCAAAGCATAACCATTTATTTTGTTTGTAACGTCTACATCTGTTATATCGGTTAATGTGTGTTTGTGATTGTCCATATCTTCAATTAATTGCTCAACGTTTAAATAGACCTTGTATATAGCTCTAATAACATTGCGGTCAATTTTCTTCAAGTTATTCCAATCAGCAACTTCTAACTCTCGGTTACCAATTAAAGTATTGAAATTAGCATTGAAATTAGTAACGGTAGTGTCATTAATTTTTAACTTATCCATCACTTCGTTAATAGACTTAATAAATGATTTATTATCTGTGATTAATTGTTTATTTAATGATTTTATTGGTGAATAAGGCAAAAGCTCATTATCATTTATTGCAGTCCACATTAAATCAAGCTGCATTTGTTTTCTATCGGCATTTGTTAGTGGTGCCATTATTACCCACCTACCTTATACGTATTTAACAATTCTAAAATAGTAAGGGTTCATTGCCGCAGATTGGAAATAGAATTGTTTTGTATCTGAATCATAACTGTAAGCACCGTGCATTGAAGGAGCGGCAAATACATCGAATCCATCTCTTGGCAATTCTTGTCCTGGTTCATCTGGACTTCCATCTTGTACACCTAGTGTTAATAATTTCATTTTAGGATTTACGCCGTCTAAAGCTGGACCATATACATCTTCATTTGTTAAATCGTAAATCCACGAACCTTCACTTGTTAGTGTATAGACGCCATTTGATTGTGGTACAACGAAATCATATGTCCATTCAACGCCACCAACATTGATAGTATATACTGCTGTTTGAACTGAGCTTGAGGTACCATCTACATCTTTTGCAAAATACTTTAGTGTAGTTGTAGTAGAGATTGTAATTGGTCCACTATATGATTGACTAGATGTTGTTGGTACTGTTCCGTCAATTGTGTAGTAGATTGTTGCACTTTCTTTTGTAGTCAAAGTTACAGATTGAGTTAACTCATAAGTACCACCAGCTAAAGACGATGTAACTGTAAGCACTGGTTTACCTTTCACTAATGCATTGTATGCCCCACTCGCTGTAATTGTTATTTGTCTAAATGGTTCAAACGCATCATCAAAGCTAGCACCAGCATTTACAGGAATTGTAATTCCATTAATAACAAATGATAGACTGGTAGCGCCTGTGTTATTGATTACAAAATTTGTCATATCTGAATCATATGTTTTTGTAGTATTAGCTGTTCCAGAAAAAGAATCCTTTACTACAATTTGTGTAGGAGAAGATGGTATAGCTTGTGCTTTAAACTTACTTGATGCAGAATCATAAATTAAAGCAAATCCGTTGGTTGCGTTAGCAACGTCAACGTCTATAATGTTTGATAAAGTATGATTATGCGTTGCGTTAGCTTTGCCAGACAACGATGTCTGAATAACGCTATCATCAAAAACCATTAAATCAACATTATTAACTTTAATTTTACCGTTTGTTGATCCGGTTACTACTGATCCACTTACGGGTAAAGCTTTTGACACAAACTTGTTAACTGTTGTATCATAAGTTAATACATGTCCACTTACTTTGTTTGCAGCATCAACATCTAAGATATTTGATAACGTATGGTTATGACCAATATCTGTTTTGTTTGCTAATGATGTTAAAATTGAACCATCATTATAAACAACAGTGTCTACACCATCAATTTTAATTTTACCATTGTTGGTTGATGATGTTACTGTTGAACCACTGCCTGCAGCAGGAGCTTTTGACACAAATTTATCAGTAGCGGAATCATAGGTTAATATGAATCCATTGGTTTTATTTGTAATATTAATATCTGTAATGTTTGATAGAGTATGAGTATGCAATACTCCAGCTTTACCATCCAAGACAGATTGTAAACCGGTAACATTTGCTATTGTAACTGTTTGCAAACCACCACTGCCTGGTTTCCATTTACCAGCAACATTGTCATATGTTAACACATTTCCATTGGCTGGAGCGACTGAAGTTACATCAACATCACTAAGACCATTTAAGTTAGTTGCTCCACTGCCTGTTCCGTTTGGTAACGGTTTTGACTCAAATTTTTGAGTTGTTGAGTCATATGTTAAAACGTAATTATTTGTTTTGTTTGAAACATCAACATCAGTTAACTCAGCTAGTGCATTAGCAATTTCTGTTTTATCTGCTTTTGTATCTATTAATGCCTTTATAGCTGTATCATTATATACTACAATTTCTGTACCATATGCAAGTATGTTTCCGTTTGTTGTACTATCTTGTATACCGCCAAGAATTGAAACAACTGTATACATGTCCTTCGGTATAAATTCAATTTCTTCTGAAGTCAAAGTATATTCTTTACCAACTTCAAATGCTTTATAGGTGTCCTTTTCTTGATCAATCAAAAATATCCATTTTGAATTTTCATCAGCACCATTTGGACCCTTAAATAAAAATTTAATATACGTAACGGCGATCACTATACATCCCCCCTTTGCTAAAAATCAATCTTCAACCAATTTATTGGTTGAAGTCAAAACACTTTGTTCTATTCTTAGAATATATACATGGTAGAGTTTTATTACCATATTATTTAAATATTAAAAATTGTTAGAAAAGTTAGAAAAGTGTTTAACACAAAAAAAAGAACCAATTAAGGTTCTTTTTATCACTTTAACCAATTTATTTCATGTTCTACAATTAAAGCAACAATCTCAAAATTTCCAATTGGTTCAATAACAATTACCTCATCTTCATGAGTAATGCTATCTATAATTCTACCGTCAATCTCGCTACTTTGATCAATATCGTTTTGATATTTTTGTACCAAATTAGGTAAATAAATACCATTTGTTGATGCTGAAATTATAACTCCAAAAGATGGGTACTCCGTTTGAGTGAAATATTCTACGCCAGCTTTTGATGCTGAAAATGAACTTATATCTTCAATCGGTTCGATTGCACTATAAGCATATTCTATTAATTTCTCTTGATTATCTACTTCATATGGTTCTTCGAGTTCTATAAATCTAAAAGCAGTACCGGAAAACATACAATCGCTATTTTCTGCTGCAATTTGTTCAACAAAACTATAATTTCTTTGCATTGAAGAATGATTATGAAACCAATTTTCTACAAATTTTACAACCGGATGATTACTGGATGACCTAAAAGCTTTAATAAGTCTTTTCATAGTTATCACTTAAACGAACGAATATGATGTTGAAGTACTTCTAAATCATAAACAAAATCTTGAAGCATTTTTTCTGTCCCAATGTTTTTAGAGTCTCCAGCCTTCATTACATTGTTTTTCAAATTGTCAATTACCTTTTCAAGAGCTTCATCAATAATAGAAATTGCTCCATCAAATTTAAACGCATTATCCATTTGTGTAAATTCAACATATGAACGATCGGCAATTTCTTCCATTTCTGCAATTGGATTAATTCCTAAGAAAACCAATCTCTCAGCCAATAAATCAATTTGGTTTAAAATAGCTTCAGCTACCTCATCAAAGAATCTATGAGATGCTATGTAGTTTTCACCAGTAGCAATCCAATGGAAAAATTTAACTTGTTGATAAAGTACTTGCATTGAACAAATATCATTTAATAATGCTTCTTCAATCGGAGTTTCATCAAAACCCATTCCATCATTGTCAACATCGTGTTCTTTATCAACTTCTTCTGCATCATCTGGCAACATTTCGTCATGTGCATCCATTGATATCGGAGGATGTACTGGAGGATGTCCATCCATTGGCTGCGGAACCACTTCTTGTAGGTGTTGTGCTTTTTCAACATCTTGCTTAAAACTATCTTGAAGCACTGTATTTAATGCTTTCTTTGTCAAACGTTTCAATTATATCGACTCCTTATTTGTAATGTTCTATAAGAGAATACTATAAATAGTTGCTAAAATTACACTAAAAAGAAAAATCCCTAATCACTTAGGGATTAATTCTAAATAACTTCAACTTTATTATAAATCATGCATGTTACAAAATTATAAAATTCGTCCAACGGTATTTTCTTAATACTAAAATGAGTTTCAAAGTGTTTATGTTTTATTCTCGTATTAAGCTCAACACAAAGTCCAGACTTATCTTTGACGTATGTCTTATTTACGAAATTTTTAATTTCTTTTGTTGGAATATGAATTTTTAAGTATTTAGAAAAAGATAGACCCGCATTACTTAACTTTAATTCACCACTTAACCAGGTTTTTATCTCATTGTGAATTTCCTTTTTAAAATTGTTTGAATAACTAATTTTTTCAAGTACTGTTTGATCAAATTGAGTGTTTAGTGGTAGTCGAGTTCTTGCAGTAATATTAACGTTGCTATCTGCACTTACATCAATATACAATATTTCGAGTTCACAACCATTTTCCTTAAGTTTTTTAGTAATAACATCACCCAAACACTTACTGTAGGAATTAAAAATTGGACCTTGCGAATCAAAAAATCCAATTTGTTTAATAACATAACGTTTACCAGCAGCTAAAGCATTGCCGACTTTTGCTGCATCTAAGTATTCATCTAATTCTTCATTTCTATCAATAATAATACAATTGTTAACTAATTCAGCTATAATGTGATCTAGGGTAATATTATTATTTTTCAATGCTTGAATTAGAATATTTAGCAAATCAATTGTTTTTCTGTTTTCAGGATCGCATTCCTGTACAATTGACAATTCAGGATATAAGGATCTTAAATTTTCAACAATTGCAACATTCCTTGGGGTTGGAGGAAGTATCATATAATATTTTTGTATTTTAAGGCTTGTTATAGTTGCTAAATCTCTTTTATAATGTATGGTAACCTTACCTAATTTTTTACGAAAATTCAACAAATCCTTTATAGTTTCTCTAAGTATTTTCATCTTATCTTACTCTCCCATAATTAATAATAAGATTATTATATGTAATAGTGTCATAAACTTAACAAATATTCAAATTAAAAAGGAGTCCATTTGGACTCCTATGAAATTATTCTGCAGAATATGTTCTGGATTTATTAAAATCCACGCTACCATCAGCATTTAATTGAACGACAGCATATCCAAGTTGCCATCTTCTACTTGTTGGCTTATCGAATCTATAGTCCATTGGATGACAGAGACACCCTTGTTCCATTATTTTACAATCATTGACATAATACTCACCCAAATCATGAGTATGACCTTGACACAAAAGACTAAATTTAGGGTTAGGAAGCAATGTATTAGCATTTGCTCTAATAGCTTTCTCTTGACCCATAGCAGTTGACATTAGCGCACTTGAATAACCATCTGGATGATTGAAAATAGCTTCTCCAACTTGAATAAATTGGTGAGGTACAATTGTTAAATTACTATACTTTTCACAAACATATTCAATTGGATTAAGTCTTTTGAGTACGTAATTTTTCATGCCTTGTCCAAATTTTCTTGCCACCATTCTAACAAACCTTGACATGTCATGATTTCCACCAACATAATAAACCCTGTCGAAGAGTTTAGTTGCTACATCTAAGAACATGAAAACCTGTTCGAATTCAATCTCAATGTCGAAATCATTTAGTTTATCAAAGTCACTAAGTGCGTGACCATCAAAAACATCACCATTAAGAATAAGAACATCCGCATCGCTATGTTCAATTAATGCTTTTTCTACAGCTTCAAAGTTAATGAATGGTGCATGTAAATCAGATAAGGATAAAATCTTCTTAGCTTTACCATCATTTAGTTCATCGTAAATTTCCTCAAGACGTCTCTTTTTTTCAGGTGTAAAGGTTACGCTTTCATCAATATCATAAGCACTTGTCGGAAATAAGCCTTTATTTGTAGTTGATTTTACATTTGCCATACTTAATTGTTGACCGCGTGCAACGTTTGATTTAGACATCAACTGAGCTTTTGTTGTTTCTGTAGCGCGACATCTATTTTGTACTGCATCAGCGTTAATAGTTGCGTTTGCTGGAAATTCATTATTCAGTATTGATGCTACTGCACTATATGAGAAACCTTGTACTATAAGATCGATTCTTCTTGAATCTAGCTGAGTATTCCAATTGATTTTATTTGCCATTTCTTTAAGCATCTCCATTCTTATGATAGGCTTGCTTTTTAATAATTTTTAATATATTAGACAAAATAGTTGAAAATTTTTACATGATAATTAAATTACTTTTGTTTGTTGTTTACGTGAATTACAAGACCCAGCATTGTTACTGCGCCAAGTAAGAAGTATGCAAAGTTTAAAGTTACCTCAGTCATAAATAATTCCTCCTATTTTTATTTTATTTGATATTAAAAGGTTATCATTTAATCCTCAGAGATGAACCAGATTGAATCTTAGTAGGAAGGATGTATAAAATATCATTCCTCATAAATCCTTCCTAGAAATCAAATTAAGTATTTTTAAAACTTGCTAGTCCGCTCTTATGAACATTTCTTTGTTTAATGTTTCCATGAACAACTAATTTACTTTGTCCAGAAATATCTGCTTCCAATTCTTCAATAGAATCGCTAATAATAGTTAAGTTACTTTGTCCACTAATATCAACTTCGATTTCGCTAAAGCTAGTACCGTGAACGTCAACCTTGCTTTGACCAGATACACCAGCATTGAGTTTTGAAACACCATTAGCTTCAATCTTAGATTGTCCAGAAGTATCTACGCTAAGGTTAGCGATTCCCGATACATTAACCCTTGTTTGACCAGAATTATCGATGTCAAGATTTTCTGAAATACTATCAACTTCCACATTTATTACCCCGGAGATATCAAGAAATTTAATAGTATTCTTTGGTACAAAAATTTCCATTTTAACTTCAGGCAGTTTTCCGCCGCTTGTACTACCACTAACAACTTTACCATTAATGACGGTAATGCTGTTACCTGAAACGATATTATTGTTTTGAATCACTACATTAGAACCAAAGATATTTCCGAAAGAAAATTTGCTTTTTTTATTTGTATCTTCTTCTAGCTTACCCTTTATTTCTAGGGTAGGGCCAACACGTTCTACTTCAACTTTTTCTTCATTAGTTGTCTCAATAAAAATTTCGTTTTTATCGTGAACTTTAATTACTGCTTTTCCAGCTAATTGTGAAATATCTAAAGACCGAATTTTTGAAGATTCAAAAGTAAATGACATTATTTCACCTCATAATTTTTTTATATATTACATTATATGTAAAATGATAATCATTTTTAAAAAGCTCGTAACACAAAAAACACCCAGATTTTACTCTGGGTGTTAAATTATTAAACACTAAAGTTAATTGCTTTTAAGCTCTCACACCCAATTCCACCATATCCCTTATTGCCTTTTACAACTATGAGAGCATTCTTATGCATATGTTCTTTGTGAGCATTGAACTGATTATCCCAGAGTGTAACTCTCACACTGTCCCTTGGGGATTTAACTGTCACCCAATAGAAAGGTTTCTTTGTCTTTGTCATCCTTTGAACAATAGATGTGATAATACCGGCAGTTACCATTGGTTGTCCATCTTCAACATCGTCATAAAGGTTAATTTTGTCCATGTGCTTCTCTAATGGATGTGGCAAGAATGAGAATCCAAATTCTTCTTGTTCCTTTAAGTACAAGTCCATGTAAGAAATAGCAATTTCACTTAACTTTCTGTGATGAATAATAAATGGCTTTCTAAAAGGAGCAACGTTTTTCATAGGGTCTGCAGCCTTATCAAAACTGCCCTTAGGCTTCTTACGAGTTTTAGTTTGATCTGGCAAACTTGTAAGTTTAATACCCATGTCCTTTAGTACATCCTCAGGGATAACAACACCTGAACCATCTTTTTCTTCAACAAGTTCGTATTTATCAAAATACTTGCCAGCGATAAGTTCGGTTGGTACTATGAAGTTTGGTGATGCCTTAACGGTATTAATGTCATTAAGTAAATCAAACCACACTACTGCTTGTTCGCGATTTAATACTACATATTTATCGTTATTGATGTCTTTAAATTCGAATTTATCATTGAGTTCTACTGGAATATCTCCCTCTTCCACCTGGATACCCATGCCCTCAAATGCTCCCGCCTTAAGAAGAGCTCCAACTACACCCTTATTGATTGCAGCCTTATCATTACGAACAAAATAATCATCTACTGATGCAAATGGTTGGTTCGCAATAATAGATTCTACTGCTTTTGGACCTACACCTTTAATTGCATTAAATCCAGCTCTAATTCCTTCATCACCAGAAATAGTAAACAGAAGTTTACTGTCATTAACATGAGGCGGAAGTACTTTAATACCAATCTTATGTGCTTCAGCCATAAAGAATTCGGCTTGGTCTAAGTTACCATTTAACATTGCTGTGTAGAAAATCAATGGATAGTTAGCTTTCATGTATGCTGTCCAATAAGAAATAATTGAATAAGCAACTGCATGACTTTTATTAAAGCCATAACCGGAGTTTTCAATGATAAGATTTACTAACAAATCAATCAACTTTTGGTTGTAACCTCTAGCAAGCCCCATTTCAGTAAACTTAATTTTCCAGTCTGCTAGTTCTTGAGGGAATTTACCGGCTTTTTCTAACATCCTACGATAAATATCAGCTTCACCAAAGTCAATGCCCATAACTACTGCAATGAGACCCATGATTTGTTCTTGATAAACGATAGCTCCATATGTTGCTTCTAAAATTGAGTCCAACTCTTGATGCAGCTTTCTGCGCTTCCGCGCATCTGTTTTTGCCATCATATATTCTTCTAAACCAGATGCACCTGGACGAATAAATGCATTTGCTGCTGAAAGTTCCTCTATGTTTTGAGGTTTAATTTTGTGTAACGCGCTAATTGCCAAATTCGATGCAAACTGAAATACACCAAGTGTGTGTCCGTTACCAATCAAATCCCAAGTTTTCTTGTCATCTAATGGAATGTTGTTGAAATTCAAATTATTACCATAAAGTTTCTTAACCAACTTAAATTGCTCATGAAGCTCAGTTATGTTTTTTAAACCCAATATGTCCATCTTGACCAAGCCAAGTTCTTCAACTGGTCCCTTTTCTAACTGCGTTAGATAGCTCGTAATTCCATCCATTTCCTTTTTGGCTTTTTGAATTGGTATTAATGACCAAATTGGGTGATCTGGCGGTGACACCACTATACCAGCAGCATGTTGAGAAACGTGACGAGGTGAACCTTCAAGTTTAGCTGCATATTCAAATAATTTTGGATACTTTTGAACAAAAGATTGACATTCAGGCATATTGTAAATATCTTCAATGTGAATACTTGCACCTGGACCAGATGGCAAAAGTTTTGTAAAGTTATTAACTTCATCAAACTCAATAGCTAGAGCTTTCGCAACATCTTTAATTACTGCCTTTGTTTGAAGACGCCCAAAGGTTGCTATGTTTGCAGTGTGTTCTGTGCCGTATTTTTCTATGATGTATTTCATTACTCTTCCACGATTGTCAATACAGAAATCGACATCGATATCCGGCAATTTTCCGCGGGTTGGATTTAAGAAACGTTCAAATAACAATCCATATTGAATTGGATCTACGTTTGTAATGCCGATAGCGTAAGATACCAAAGAACCTGCTGCGCTATTATGAACTGCCAATCCATTTACTGTATAAGAAGTGTCGCCATCCACTGTGAGGTCATAAACCATACCCTCGTAGTGTTTGTAAGTTACTTCTTCTACAAATCCAATCTCATATCCAAGTTCAAGAAGCTCTTCTGAAAATTGTTCCATACTGATTTCGGAATTAATTACTTCATTAAAACCAAAAACCTCTTGTACTTCTTGTAATGAACTCTTTGCTTTATCTAAGACTGCAGTTTGACCTTCATCATCAACCTTTGTGCCAAGTACATTAATGGTCTTTTCAACAATCCTAGAAACGTTAAATGCTGTTTCATGGAATTGTCTATTTGCTTCTTCAATAAAATCTGGATTTTTTTTACCAAAGCAATTAATACAATTTTCATGACCTTTATGTGAATGTTTATGAGCCATTTCTCTTTCAATTGGAAGAAGTAAGATATCTCCCTTTTCCAATTCACTAGCCATAGCCCATTTTGTATTTTTAAAATCTTTACCATAGTGTTTGGGGATGATAAAATATTCGTGGTCTTTTGTAGATTTTACAGTAAGTGGAGTTTCTGGTTCGTCCTTACTTCTCCATTTAACAATCGCAATTTCTTCATCAGCCTTATAAGATTGTACAGATTTTACTTCCTTTAGATTGCCGCGGTGAGTAATCACCATGTCTCCTTTAGTTACATCTTCAATATACTTTTTGCCTTCGGAAGTTTCAACAATTTGTTCAGGCGTAAAACATCCACGACCAGGACCAACTGGAATATCGTTATTGTAGCACCAACTTACTACATCTTGAAGAAGTAAGAAGTAATCTGGGAATCCCATGCTGATGATAACGTCAAGTTCGTATTCAAGTCTTTCGCGATAATTCTTAGCCGTAAGACCTTTGTCCTTTAATCCTTTTATGCACAGGTATCTAAGGTAATAATCTTGTTTTGTTTGTGGTTCTTGACCAGCATTTTGTGCTTGTTGTACTTTTGCTTGATACCAATTTAAAAAATCTTGGTTTTCAGGAATTTCAACTTTTGGTAGATAAGTTTTATCAAATTTAAGTTGGAAATCACAAGTATCTGCTATGACTACAGAATTATCACAAGATTTCTCCAATAGATTGCGATCAATATTGTGTTTAAATCTGATAAACTTTTTATCTACTTGCGCTGGTTTACCAGTCTTCTTATCAATAAAATCAATGGTTTTTGTGAAAATAGTATCTTCTGAATCTACCAACCACTCAGATGGGTCTCTTTCCTGAAGGAGTTTGTCGATTTCAGATTCACATTCTTCTTCATACATATCTAGCATTTCTTTACGAGATGCTACAAAGAATGTATCACCTGGGAATCTCCAACGAAGTGGATTGCTCAATGTATCATTTGATTGCATTGCTAGAAGCGCATCATGAGTTTCAGAATCTTGACGATTAAGATAATGAGCATCAGTTGTTGAAACCATTGGAATACCTAATTCTGCAGACAACTTAATGAGAGCATGATTTACAACTTTTTGCATGTATTCTTTAGTTGGTTGAATTTCAAGGAAGAATTTACCCGGAAACATTTTAGCGTAATATCTAAGTTCTTTCTTAGCATCTTCTAAATTTCCACGAGCAATTAATTGAGAGAAACGACTTCCTAAACAAGCAGATGTTGCAAGAAGACCTTCACGGTTTCTTTTAAGAAGTTCGTCATCAATACGAGGACGGTAGTAAAAACCTTCAGTTGCTCCAATAGAAGCTAACTTCATAAGGTTCTTATACCCTTTTTCATTATATGCAACAAGAAGAAGATGTTCGCGGTTGTTTGTATTTTCATTATCAGACTCAGCTTTTCCCTTAAGTCTATGATCTCTCACTACATATGCTTCCATAGCAATAAGATATTTTTGTTTCTTTTTATTTGCTAACGTAACAAAATCTACCAAACTATACATAACTCCATGATCTGAAATACACGCTGCTGGTTGACCTAGTTGTAACGTTTTGTCAATTAAATCTGCTGGTCGTGTTTGACCATCAAGTAGGGAATAAAATGAATGTGCATGGATATTAACAAAAGCATCCTTCAATTCTGCGCGTCTTTCATCAGTTAAAACATTGTAAAGTGAAGCAAATTCCATCTTAGTCCTCCCTGTTCTGAATGATAGGCTGCCTTTAAAACCTATTAATTCAGTTGTCCGCTGTATCACCTTGGACAAATGCGAAATCGAATCAATGAATGATTATGAATATATAATATGACTTAAGTAGACTTAAGTTAAATCAAAAATGATACTAAGTTTATACTTGGACACAACAAAAAAGCAGGATTTCTCCTGCTTTCAATTTTAAATTATTTAGTTTTATTTTTTATCGTCACCATATTTTTCATCAATGTATTCTTGTATTTCTTTCCCTATCCTTTTTGTTTCTTCTTCGGTGTCGTCATCAAATGGTATATTTAATTTTTCTAATAAATTAGCACTAGCTTCTCTTTGCTCATTTTCTATGCGAATTCGTTTATGATGTTTCAACATATCCAATATTTCTTCTTCTGGTGTGAAATCTGATATGTTACCAATAGCTGAAGACATCAAATTTTCCATCCAAAATTTTACGTATTTTGTTTGCCATTCTTTTCTATTTTCATTCAGTTCATTCAAACCACTATTTAAAGCTTCTTTGGTAAATATATTCTCAAACTGCAACGCTACTTTAGGATGAAACAAATAATAAAGTTGCAAAATTTTATCTAACATGTGTTTAATTCCTTGCGAAACTATAATTTCGGGAACACTTTGATTATCCAATTTGGCAATCCAAGTAGCTTCTTTCATAAGTGACTGAAGTAAATATTTTTTTATTAAATCATCTGATACCATTTAATCGCCTCCTAAAACCGTTTATATTTATTATACCACAGTTTTAGGTTTATTAATCATGAAAGAAAAAAGAGTAGGAGAAATCCTACTCTTTTTCTTTATCAAATACTTTTTCAAGATGTTCTTTAGCAATTAAACCTTTAGCTTTGATTTGATCAATGATAGTTTGAATATTACTTTGATTTCTTTCATTTAAAGCACTTTTAACTTTATGAACTATAATTTGACTATTTAGCTTTTGTTCGACTTCGTCCAAATCTACTTCTAACGGTTTAGCCAATACAGCGGTGAGCAGCTTTTGTAATTCATCATTTTTTGCTTTGATTTTCTTTACTTCTTCCATGTCATTTGTTGCAAATATTTCTTCCTTCAAACGTTCAAGTTTCTTGTCAATTTCTACAATAATTGTATCTGCTACGATTTCAGCTTCTTTGTTGATAAGTTGTTCAATAATAAAATCTCTAATTTTCATGAAAAAACTCCTTATAGAATATAGTCTTGTTATATTCTATAAGGAGTCTATGTTATTTTTAACTTATTTAAAAACACAAGCATATCCTTTTTCAGAAGTAATATATTTAATGAAGAAATCACATACCTCTTTAGAAGTTTTAAACTTAAATGAATGATCATACCCATTTTTGGTGTAATATCCGCGTTTAATTCTGAAGTGATTTTTTGCTTGGATTGGAACAACTTTTTCCCAACCACGCCAACTTACAAAATTGATGACAAAATTAGCTTTACGTGAACCCGTAAGGATACGGAACAGCATACTACCATACGCTAAAGTTATGCCCGCTTGAGCAGAATTTGTAATGCAAAATGGAGTATCTTTACCCAACATGATGTCTGCAACTGAGTAGTTTTCAACATACTCTTTGACTAATTCTACAATATCAGGATATTGCTCAAATTGTTGTTCTAATACTTCATAGCTTTGTCTCAATGCTGGGTTCTCCATCTTATTACAACTCCTTTATAATATTGTCGATAAACGCTAAATCTTCTTTTTTTGTAACATGATGCTTCAGTCTACTATGAACAAAACTCTGTCTGCTTTTATCTCCTAATCTATGAGAGTATCCACGGATAAGAGTTTTTCTAAATACATTGAACTTAAATTCCATCGCAAAACCAACACTTGATGATTTTTCAAATCGATAATTTACAACAAGACTGTCTTTAAGTTTTCCATTTTGTTGGTAAAGGTCATAATCTTTAACCTCTATCTTATATCCCGCCATTGTAGCCATAATCATGAGTGATTCAATTTTTTCTTCAAATTCTTGATGTAACCTTCTATGAATCCTATATTTCTTGCCATTTAGTTTTGTTGTTTTGTATATGCCTAACAAACTTCCAAAAAATGCTATTAATTGGCTAATGATTGATGTCTTTACTGGTTTTTTATTTGACATTTAAAATATTCTCTCCATTCAATTCTTTTATTAATACATCTAGAGTTTCCACCATTTCTGTTGGTTCAATACCACATGAAACTCTATTTTTGTGAGACGATATAGGATCCATCTTTACGAAGATGATAGACATAATCTCTCTATTGTAATGTTTAATTTTGAGACGATACTTAAATCCATTAAATTCATCAATTTCAAACACAATATTTCTATATTGATTTTGAAAAGTCATTTTTAAACCATGAGTCATGGTATACATAACAATTATTGATTCTAGTTTATCAGCTACTCTAGGTGCCGTAAGTAATTCTTGATTTCCAATCATTATTTCTCCTGGATTCATTCAGTTAGTCCTTTCTTTGAATCATGTAGTATGTAAATGTTCCTCTTACCATACCTTTTAGTTCCTTACTTTGTTTTGAAACTATTTCTTCAATTGGTACAATCACTTCTATTAATTCGACATCTTGCATACCACTATTAAAGATATATGAATCGTTCTTTTCGGTTGCAGCCATGATTTCCTCACCATTAAGATACTTATCCTTATCATCATATCTAATCTTTAAACTAACTTTCATCATTTTTATCATCCTCTTTTTTAATTAAGTGTATAGTGTTAATACATCCAAAACTTTCTTATGTTCAACAAATTCAGAAAATGAAATTTCACCTTTGTTTTTAACATACTGGGTTAGTAGATTCGGATAGCATCTTAAACAAAGATTATATCTACGATTCTGTCTATTCTCATCAACTGAGTATAATTGCCGGCAATGAAAACAAAATAGATACTTAACATCAAGTTCATCTTCATACTTACTTGTGGTTCTACAATAATTGTCCGGTTCTATCAAAGATACAGGACACTTGTAAGATTCAGGTATTTTTGGTTTTTCAACAACTTTTTCTTTCGGTAAATTACGGTGAATCATTGTTTCATAGAAATAGTGACAATGATTGTATAAATACATATTCAAGTTTTTATTAATTTTAGTGCCATGTAATATTTGATGTGTTGTATTAACATATTTAAGAAACACTATTTTTCCTCCCTTGTAATTTCATCCATAACTTCTTGAGCAATTCTCCAATCATTAATAGTTTTAATTGAAAAAACTCCCATAAATAAGACAACCACTCCGTATACAATGTTCCAGTACAAAGAATTGTATATCATTTGTGCAATACTTGCAATGAAAGTTACTGCTCCACAATAAAACATACATCTATACAATTTATTGCTAACTGGGTTGGTTTTTAGATTCAACTTTTTAGCTAGAAAAATAGGGGAACTCATTATCATCCACATAATTGCTGCACCAATCATTTTATCACCCCGACCTCCTTAAAAATACCGGTCTTTGTATCAAAGAGGGTTAAGCACTTTAAAAAATTGTCAAGTGGTTTAACAAACCCTACACCATTGATTGAATTGATATCCCCACAAGCTTGGAATCTTTTTTGCCTAAATTCAAAATTCCATTCACCGTCAACACTGTCTGTTATGTAAATTTGATGTAATTTATTTTTATCATCTTGTTGATGATAGTAGAAATTTATACTAAAGCAATAAGGTTTGCAATGTAATAATATTTTGCTACCATTTCTCTCTACAATATGACCAATTCTGTATTCGAGTATGGTAGCTGAACATAGAATTGTATCTATGATGTCTTGAAGATTTTCTTCAACATCATCAACTTGCATTTCAATTTCAGAAACTTGTATCTTTTGTTTCATATCCATCCTCCTTACCTTATATTAATATTATATCACATTTCATTGATTTTGTAAACTGAAAATAAAAAAGAGTAGGATTTCTCCTACTCTCAGATATCTTATAATTGACCAACAATTAGAGTGTTTTCACTGGTTACTTCGTATTCCATTTCACCTTCAACAGACTCTTTGATCGCTTTTCTGATATTTTCCATAACTTCCTCACGATCAAGTTCATGGTTATCATAATCTTCATCTGTATAGTCATACGGGGATTGGTCAACAGCCCACATAGCTACCTCTTTGCAATCCCTGATAAGGCGAACAAAAGCTATTCCATCCGTATTGAAGACTGCGTTATCACCCATACAACCACTACTATACACCATAAGATGTTCGCCAGGTTTCAATGTAAATACGCAATTTGCACTACCATCCATACCTTCAATAAAAGCAATATGCTGATATTTATTGGGAAAAATACGAGTAATATGAAAAGTCTCGTGATTGACTATCATCTTGTAGTGAGACATTTTGTAAAGATTTTCAAAGCGTTTAGCTCCATCTTCAGTGTCAACTCTATCATTCCAATCAGGACCAAAAACGTACATATTATTCCTCCAAATTAGTATTTATTTTTTAATAAGTGATAAAAAGAACGTATGAACATTTGCGGTAATATCTTGCAATCATTAAAGCCATATAAACCACAAGAATAAAAATTGTGAGCTTCTATTACAAATGATCCTAGTTCCTTGTTGATGCCTATGTCCAGAGTATACGCTGGTGGCGAATCCGAATATTTAGCAACGCATCTTTTGATAAAATCAACATCAGGAAATGTCGTGAAGTCACCAGAATAATTTTGCAGGCCAATTATTTTGTTGTCAAAGATAAAAGTTCTCCATTCTGAATCAATTTCAACTACATCAGAAACTAAATATTTTGAACTTGTTTCTGGTACTTCCTTGAGACTACTCACTACTCCAGTAAAACCTTTGAGTATTTCGTTTGATTTAACGAATTTTTTATTCACATTGAATTCTATTTTGGAACGTTCCAGGATTTCACAATTTCTTTTCAAGTATTCTATGTTCATTAAAGAGTTTGGTACATTGATTGGACTAATAGTGTGAACGTCATGATATGTTGCTATAAATCTTTTTACGAATTGAATTGTTCCGGATGGAACATAGCTTGAAAAATCACTCTCAAACATATTTTCTGCTAAACAATAACTATGAGTACCTTTATTTAGCCAATTTTGATACTCTATAGCTTCAATCAATCCAAAAGAAAAATCATGCTTTACTTGTTTATCTATTGTTTGTATGAGAAAATTGGCCAAATTCATCAACTCATTTCAATTTCTTAAGATACTTTTTGATTTTTAAAGTGAAAAGTTCTCATAAAGAGATGCTTTCTCCACATTGAATCTCTATCACTATCATATCCATGTTTGAGTGCTAGTAGTATGAATGAATTGTCTGGATGAGTATTTTTTACCCACTCATAAAAAACTTTTTCATCTCTCATTGTCATCTCTTGAGTTTCTTCACTATTGAAAATCTTGAGACATTCATATTTAAGAATATCTATAGCATCTTCCCAACGAGTGACATCTTTCAAAATGTCCTCTCTGATTGGAGCTGGTACTTCATCTAAAATTGGATCAAGTCTTCCTTCCATCCAAGCTGCCATTTGTTTCCTATCGTTGAAAACAAAGGATTCAATATTCGCGTTTGTTTTTCTTTTAAGCGGTTTTCCCCCTTTTACATTTAGATGTAACTCCAACTTATCGAAAAATCGCATCATAACTTTTGCTGCACCTTTAGCGTCAAAATCAGCTCTATGATAAGAGCCTCCATCGTGTTCAATGTCAAGAAGACCAATTGCTCTCTTTAAACTGAGACGCTGGTGCTTTTCAAAGCCTAAGAGCTTGGTTATTTGAATTTGAATATCATTACCGTTTGACATCCAATTTTCAATATTAATGTTGTGCATATGACAATTTCTATGAAAGATTCCTTTATCACTGTTTCCCCAAACACAAAATGTATGTTCTTCTGGGCCAATCCAAGCAATAAATTCATCTAGTACTTCTGGGAATTTATTTGCTGCTTCAACAGTTGTTCTTGGAATACCAGTGAATCTTTCACAAAAATCAGTATACTCATGTTTTGTTGGACAAACAAAACTCTGGTAGTTATCAACAATAGTTAAAACACCATCAATAACTGCTAATTTAGTCGCGCCAATTTCAATAATTTCTCTTTTGCCATTTTCGTCCCATTCAAGGTCATATATGATGTGGTTCACTTCATTCTCCTCCGTTCCTTATATAATTATTATATCACATTATCATTTTTTTGTAAATATTTTTTTCAAAATAAAAAGATAGGATTTCTCCTATCTTCCACCAAGAGTATTTCTAAATGCTGATAAGAGTGGAGTGTTTGGCTCTTTATCTAATACTGCAAAAATGACTTTTTTAAATTGTCCTTTAAATCTATCATCCTTATACAAAAACTCTGAGAAATTTTTAGCTACTTTCCATGGATCATTTTGAAATACTCCGCAACCAAATGCACCAAGAACAATTGCATCATAACCATGTGCTACTCCAAGAGTTAATGTCTTTTCAATTCGACGTTTCATTACAGCATCTAATTCATTCATTCTATTAGGTTCTCTTTCCTTCAATATACCTGCATTTGGAGCTGGCATGGTAATAAAAGAGCAGTTATATGGGTTTTCAAGAAACATAAAGCTGTCACTTCTAAACACCGGAACTTCTGGACTATAAATAGTATAATCAGAGTAAAGTGCAGATTTAAATTTTTCATTGTACTCATACATTTCTTTCATTTGAGCAATGCATGGATAAAGACCGGATGCATATGCCAAGCTTTCTTCTTGAGCTGTAGCGCCATTAAGGAAACCACCACCTGGTTTTCTGGCTGAAGCAAAATTAAGTGCAACAACTTTAGAATAACCTTCTTCTTTTAGTCGCTTAGCTGCATGTAAAGTTGTTTCATTTCTTACCTCGACAATTGTTTGATAATTACCTTTAGTTGTTACATCTAATTCATCAATCATCTTTGGTGTGTACAAAATTGATCCAGTAATAGCCTTGTCAAGATCATTTTTAATAGAAACTTCTTTTTTTTCAACTTTGTAGCTACCTGTCTTTGTTATCTCTACTGTTTTTGCAGCAATTTCTCTTTGAAATGCTTTTTTATCAAACATTTTATTCACCTCGTCCTTATATATTTATAATATAACGTTTCCAATACTTAGTTAAACAATAAAATAAAAAGTCAGATTTCTCTGACTTTAAAATTGGTATTGTTTATTTTGATGTACATTCACTATTTCACTTGCTGCAATTGGACCAGGATATTTTGCTAAATCTTGATTTAAAGTATCAAAAATGTCTCCACCAACAAATGGTTTTTCTCCTGGAGTATATTCAATTGGATCATCTCCGCGAAAACCTTCCATGAAAACATAATATTGAGCGTTATCTTCTCTCTTATAACCCCAAATGTCTTCCATTCCCTCTTCATCAACTTCAGCAAGTTCCATAGTTTTATCAAAATCATAGATGTCATAGTTAAATGTATTTTCATCTGGTACCAATCTAGATTCATCAATGTTTACTTCTACAACAATTGGTGACCCACCCTTGTCTCTACTGACATTTTCAGCAAAAAACTTAGCCTCTTTTAAATCATGGGTAACATAAACTACACTAGTATCTGAATTTGAATCCGATACATTACCATTATCTAATCCTGGTGTGATACCGTTAGCTAAAATTGAATCTAAAAAAATATCACTTGTTCCATGATAGAGTGGCCTGCTTGCTTTTTTAAGCAGTCTTTTCATGTAAAACACTTCCTTTAAATAAAATTAACCTTATTTTGTTTAATAAGGTTAATAGCATTTTTAATTTTCTTTATCCCAACCATAATTTAAATTTATAGTATTATATACAGCACTATCTCCGTGACTTGTATAATTTACTTGCTCTTTCTTTTCAAAAGTACCAGACATTTGTTCAATTATATAACGATTATTAATTTCATCATACATAGGTTTGAACTCACTAATGAAATCTTCCATCAAGTACGCTATTTTGTTTAACTCAAAATGTATTTCTTGGATTAATTCTGGTTGATTTGAATTGCTCATAGCTTTTTTTGTATGCTTAATTGTATCAAGTAATTTCTCAAGACCAACAGAAGCATTATGTGCTTCTTTATTTAATTTATGATATGAACCATTTAAAGATCTTATTCTATTTTTAGCGTTTTTCATACTTTCTTCGGAAATCATATCTCCAAAAACCTCGTTCATCTTTAATCCCTCCAATTTTTAATATACATATATTATATGTACTGTGTAGGAATTAGTTAAATAAAAAAGAGAGTTATAAGCTCTCTTCATTATTTTTTTTTATTTATATTTTTCTTGTTTAAGAAAAATATAATGAGACAATAAATTAATGCAAATGCTGCAAGTCCCGTACAAAATACAACAAACCACACCATCACTGTGTCCATGCTTTTACCAGTAATAATGGCAACTATAATTAACATTAAATAAGTTACTAATGCTGATTTCCATACCGCCTTCATGTCTCGCCAAAAATCTCTTTGAGCTTGAAGAAAACCTTTACCAATTGATTTTAAAAATCGCAATATAAACCCTCCTTGTTCTTATACTTATATTATATTAAATTTATCAATTTTTGTAAATAAAGAATAAAAACCGCTAAATTGTAGCGGTTTCATCAATGACATCAACTAAAACAAAATTTCCTTCAGGATATCTATATGCAGTTAATTTTCCACCTTTAATTCCACAGCCAGTGTCTATGTCTAACACATTATTTTTGAAAATTGGTTCTTCATTGGCAATGTGTCCATGTACCACTAATGATTTACCTTTGTAGATATCATAAGTTGGAATTCTTAATGGTCTTCCGTCTTCGTCAACCTTAGAGTTATCTAAAAAGCCATAAATGTTTTTCTCTTTGGTTCTCTTGTTGTAAACTCCAACATTTTCAACATCGACAGCTGCATGCACAGCAATTACATTACCTTTATCTAGAACAATATGATATTTGCATTTATCGATATAATCAACAAAATCATTTAGCACTCTGTTAACTTCTTCAAAATTTTGCTTCTTTTCATATTCAATATGAACAAGAGTTATCTTTAAAGCGTTTCCAACCTTTACGTTGTTACCTTTTAGATGTCTAAATAGCTTGTTACAATGATTGCCTGGAACATATTTAGCTAGATTATTTCGCACCATTTGCATAACCAATGCGATAACTTGATATGATGCTGGACCCCTATCAACCAAGTCACCGAGGAAAACAGGAATTCTATTGCCACTTGAGTGAACCCAACAGTTATTACTATCATTAAACTTGTAATCCAATTTTTCCAAAAGCGATTTCAACGTTTCATAACAACCGTGAATGTCACCAATGAAATCATATTGTTCTCCGCCCCAGTTTAAATCAGTTAACTCTTTGTCCATTACTTTAGGATGTTTATTCATACATCTACCTCCAATCCATCCACTTTGATTCTAATCTATCTATATTATTATTAAAAGGTAGAATAAAATTTACATCTTTGCAAGATACTCTTTTGCTGCATCTAAGCCACGCTTATCAGTCGGAACTTCCCACCATTCATATTCAACTTTTTTTGCAATAGTGTCATAAATCAAAACTACATGTTGATAATGAAAAAGGATCAACATATGTGAATGATCCTTGTGCCATCTAGCTTGCCATTTGGCTTTTAACGGAAGTTGACCTGTAAAATGTCTATCTAGACAAACATCAATTTGCTTCATTTTGTCTCCTTCTTCTTTTTTTTATAGTTGTCAACATACTTAAGGTCGCAGTCTATTGTTTTTCCATCTCTTTTATACTTTATACCAAAATCTTTGTAATATTTGCATCCATTTTCTAAATCCAAGTACAATTCTAATGAATCATCTTTTTCAATAGACACAAAATTTTGACTTAATTTTGGTGGAGCTTGTGTGTCTTGAGAATTCTTTTCGTTAGCCTTTTGGTTAGAAACTATTAAAAACAATCCAAAAAATATCACTAACATAATCTGCACGAAATAAATTACAAACCTCTTTAGTTTTCCAAGAAACAATTTAATTTTATTCCACACATTGTATCACCTCACAGATATTTTCTAAACAATTTCATTAGACGCTTTACTTGCTCAACGTGATTATCAATATTTGTTGTGATTTCATAATCAAAATAATTTCCACTTCTTTGAAGTCTATACTTATATTTTTCTTTAGCAAAGACTCCCTTAAACCCACTTGGATCAAATTTATTATCTTGAAATCTAATAATGAATTTATAATTCCAACTGTCTTTATTTATAGGAAATTTCACTTCGACAATTGTAGATATTCCGCTATCACTACGTCTATACCTTAATGTACTGCAAATATCTGATGTGGGGTCTACAGAACAAACAACATTTTTACCAGTGAGAATAGACCCAACGGCGTAATTTTCAATCGTTTCAACAACTTCTTTGTATTTTTCTTTGTCAAATTTTGAATCTTTAATCTTTATAAATTCAGACATTTTTGTCCCTCTCAGTTCAGAATTTTTTTCAAACTCTCTATATTTGCATATATTTTGTCATATTTTTCCTGTAATTGTTGATTTTCCATTCTCAATTTAATTACTTCTTCTAGTAATTCACTATCATTTTGATCTTGTGGCGCTTTTTTATAGTTTTGCAAAAATTGAATTACTACATCCATTGTTAATTCTTGCTTTTGCTCTTCTTTCACCTTTATAACCTTTTTCTTTAAAGCTTTATTAATCATATCGGCATATTTGTCCTTAACAACTTCATCCCATCTTGCTTTTATCTCGGTCATAGTGCGACCTTTGCTAGATGACGCAAAATATGCAATTGCATCATGAGTAGTTTTATTTGCACTAAATGATTCAACAAAACAACTTGCAAGTAGTACGTCTTCATAATTTGTCCATGTTTTCATTTTTATTTCCTCCATTATCATCAAATCTTTATTGAATTATATATATTAAAAGATTATTTTTTAATGAAGCAGATTAAAAATAAAACCCTATCTAATAGATAGGGTTAAGTTATTAAAGAAGTCCATTAAATTCATTTGTAATGTACTTTCTAAGTTCATCGGTTTCATGAAGGTCTCTTTTTGATTTCTTAAAATTGTATGTTGCAATTGATGCTGCCAATGATTTCCAATACTCATTTTGTATCTCGTTAATGAGGTTTATTACCTCTTCAACTTTTACATCAGCACCATTCTCACGAGTAATATGTTCGACAGTAAACACCTTATCTGCAGTTTTATCCAACTCTCCCAGTTGAAGACGAGCGTCAATTGGTTCAAATGAGTTATAAACAGAAGTGTGTTCATTGTTAATCATTTTTTGAGCTGCTTCAAAATGCATTTCGTAAAGATGAAGTGAGTCTGCAATATGAGTATACTTGCCAACTTCTACTCCAAGTAAACCAGCCATGATTTCTTGTAACATTGTGAAATTGTACACATCATATGGATAACCCCACCAAAGGTCATTACTTCTCATGCCAACCAACATATTTAATTTACCATTACGAATGGTAAATCTCATCCAGTTTGTACAAGGTACATCCTTTGTTGGCGCAAAATCTTTTGCTGGATCAAATAAGCTAATTGTTCCTTGGCGAGAATCAGAGTCATTTAACAAACGATTGTAAACTTGCATAAATTGATTAACTCTAATTTCTTTTATTTCCACAGAAGGCATTGTTTCACCTGAAATCTCTTTATCTTCAGACTCAACAAAAGCTTCTCCACCATCCCAATTGAAAATACGTTGTCCATATGCTCCATTAAGAATGTTTCCATCATCAGAAAAATTTGCCCATTGCTTATTGTAATGAGTAATACTTAAATCATTTTTTCCTTGTAGAATCCAGATTAATTCTCCAATCATAAACCCATAGTTCAATCTACGATCAGGATGATCGGCAACTCTCTTACGAGGATTGTTAATAACAATTGTTGCCGGTGTAATTTCTCTTGTTAGTTGTCCACGAGGAGAAACTTCATCACCATTTTGTAGTACGTATTTAACAATTTCCGTATAAGATTCTGCTACTGAGTCAAATTCAAAAACTTTCATCTGATGCATCTCCAATTCTTTTCTGTATAAGTCTATATTATGATATTAGCGTGTTTTTTTAAAACAAACCATGTTGTTTGCAGAGAAGGTAGAAATCATAAAACTTACTTTGATTCACAAACAACAGTTCCCAGTGTGGTTCTTCAACGGTGTGGGATGAACCGCTCATATTGAGATAGCCAGTTCTTCTTTGATTTTCTTTTTTTGTTACAATTATACTTAATTCCTTGAGTTTCTCTTCAAAGACCTTTAAATCTTTTATTAGTATTAAATCAGGTTTTTTTAATTTCATTTGAGCGGGTGTATGAGGGCCAATATTTTGTGGAATTAATAACATACTTGGGAAATTACCAATTCTCATTGAAAACATATTGTTTTGGTACGTTATAAGGTGTCCTCTTCCTCCGCATAATATTTCTGCTGTAATTATCATCTCTATTGATTCAATAAGTTCGGCGCAACCACTAGGTAAATCTTTTAGCTCCCTCGTCCAATTCATATTATCACCTAATAGCCTTAATATAGGATTCGAGATGGTCTAAGATTTTGCTTTTATCAAGCTGAACGATTTCAATACCTACCGTAGTAAGCATTTCTCTTGCTTCGGTACCAGGATATTCACTACAGTAGTAGAGCTTCTTAATACCGGCGTTAATGATAGCCTTAGTACATTCCGAACAAGGCATATCTGTAACGTATAAAATGCTACCTTCTGTTTTTCTACCATATTTTGCTGCTTGCTCAATAACGGAACGTTCAGCATGCTCTGCTCTTGAACGATGTAATCCTTCGCCAGGACCAAAGCCTTCTTCTCTGCGCCTACAAGTTACACAATGTGGTAACCCTCTTGGTACACCATTATAGCCTGTGGCTGCGACAGAACCATTATCAGAAGTTACTAATACAGAACCCACTGCTCGATTTAAGCAATTCGCTCTGGATGCCGCAACAAATGCCATCATCATATAATACTCATCTAATGGAGGTATTCCTAATTCAATATTTGGATTCATAAGACACCTCACAGATATTTTTTAGTTTCAGCAAATACTTGAACATATTTTTCACGATTAGCCTTATCTCCACTTAAGAAACGTCTCACATAGGCAGGATGTTTTTGTTCAATTACTTGAATATTTTTACTAAAGTTTTTCTTTAAGTAATTACAAGCAAATCCACCTAGACCAATAATTACTTTCGGATTCAACAACTCAACTTGAGCATGTATGATGTGCTCGGTTGCTTCAATTTGTTCTTTTGTTATTTTATTATCTTCAGTTGGATATGGTACGAGATTAGTGAACCAAATATTGTTAAAGATATCAGCCTCTTTGGTAGCACTTAATATAAAATTAGAGTTTGGACCGTTAGCCCATATTGTAGAATAATCTCCATTTCCACGACCACCAGGGTTTTGAGCAACAACCATTATTTTTGCATTTATATTGCCTCTAGGTTGAACATTTTTAAGAATTGCGCCTGGGACAGTCTCCTTCTCTAACCGAATTCCAAATTAGATTTACTTTGTCCATTGCTTCCAATACTTTTTGCACATCGTCTTCAGTATTACTATTTGTTGTATCAATTACAATGTATGGTAAGGCTTGTTCTTGTAGATATTTTTCAAATGAATCAAGAACTATTTGAAAATGTTCTTCCTTTACAAAATCTTCTCCACGTTTGCGAGTACGGTCAATGATAGTTTCTAAATCTGCCTTTACATAAACAAATAAGAAATTATGTTTACGAACTATTTCTTGTTCAAACTCTCTCATATAATTTGCTGTGTAACCTCTATAAAGAGGTGCGTAGATATATTCTCCATCATGCAATCTGTCGCAAATAATATTTTTATCTGGATTTTCATTCATCATTTTAGCAAAATCGAAATATTGTTTTTTACCATCTGCTAAATCTTTTGGTTTGTCAAAGTGTTTACTTTCCCAACCAAGTTTTTCTGAGAGTGCTTTAACAAGAGTGCTTTTACCTGTGCCGTCGCATCCCGAACAATGGATTATCATTTAGTGTGCCTCTTTTCGTTTTTATCTTCTTTATATATTAATTAAAAAGCCGCATATTTTTCAATATGTGGCTTAAAATTTATTTTTTACGTTTAAAGCTTAAATAGCCATTTTTCTTGTAGCCAACTGTCCAACGTTCTTTAAAATGTTTAAAAAAATCTTTTGGTCCAAGACTAAATTGTTCAATCTCCATCAATAGAAGATTTGGAATAACCCAATAAGCATGAGCAATAGCTTCTAATTTAATAAATTTCAGAATCCAGTAAGGAATTTTAAGTATGGTGCCTAAAATCCATAGCGGTAGTGCCACGAAAAAAATAAACCACATTGGAAAAGGATTGTAAAAGAAGATACACCAACTCCTTAATTTAGTTTTGACTAACTACTTTCATTATCATACCGACATTCATCCAATCAACAAGCTCATTTTCTAAAATGTCTTTTAGAGTAACAACTTCTGTGAATGTACGTTCAGTATCTTCGATGTTACCCTTAGCTATGTCTTTTTGAGATTTAAACCATTCAACTTCTTCTTGAGTAATCTCGGCAGCAAATAATGCAACCTGATTTGCTAAAAGTGTTTCATTTACTTGTCTTTGTTGAATGAATTTTATTCTACTTTTATCAATTTTAAAGCCAGTTTCTTCTTTGACTTCATTGACAGCAACAACTATTTCATCATCATTTTCATTCTCTGATGAACCACCTGGTAGCTCCCAAACATAACCATCATCGGTAGATGCGGGACTTCTAAATTCCTTAACCAGTACGACCTCAGTGTTCATAATGTCATCTGATTTTTTATAAAGTAAAACAGCTGTAGCATTTGATCTTGAGGCAACAAATTCAATTGTCTTATTGCGATTTTCTTTAGCCACATACATGTCTACCCACAAAATCCAAAAGAAAACATTATCTTTGTTCAAGCCGCTTCTAGCGTTGAACAAAAGTTTTGCGTGTTCAAGTATGTTTCCTGCACTTGTTTGTGCTTCATACCAATTTTGAAATGATGGGGTTTTCCAAATATATAGTGGAACTTCAACCTCGCCACCTTTTCTATCAGCACCATCACCTATCTTATCTACTGCTTCCTTAAGAGTTTCTTTTAAAGTAGAATGGCTCTCTACATTATTTAATTTAGCTAAATATTCTAGATATCGCATTTTCTCAGCTTCTGGTGGGTAACCAAATGCAACCTTTCCGGATGTAATCCATGTTCCAAATTCTACGTTTGTCGTAAACGCAGGGAAATTCTTAAGTTCTCTTGGTACCCAAAAAACAATAATATCGGCACGATTTAAAGCGGCTAATTCCCATTCAACTTGGTCATCATAACTATGTTTAAATTCACCAGTACTTGGCTCTGGTATAAAAACTATTCCATCATAGTTCAAGCTTTTCAATACTTCGACAGCTTCTCCTCTCCAAGTATCAACGTCTCCACTTCTTGGGGTTGGACCGGCTAAAAAAATTGATTTTACTGTTTCTGTTGGTAAGTTTTGGTCAGAATAAACTACTTTTAAATTAGTTTTTGCTAGTCTTGACATCATACACCTCTTTTTATTTATTATGCTGGGACCCATTTGTCTCTATATTCTTTTGAGTCAGTTTCGTCTCTCCATTTTTGGAGATAGTCATAAGTTTGAATTTCTCCATTTGGATTTTTCTTAATGATTTTAAGTTCACTATCTTTGTAAGGAATAGGGCCAATATTAGTGATATAAGACTGTTCATCATCAATTGAGAAATAGTAGGGATATCTAATTGTAGATGTAAATTCTTCCAACTTATCATTAAAAGAAGTTTGTATTTTGACGACATCTCCAATATTGAACTTATATTCTCTTCTCAACATATCATCAGCCATTTGCACTTGTGTATCTGGATGTGGTGTACTCATTATTTCATCCCTGCTGCGCTAAACGCTCTAGTATTTAGTGATTTAACTTCACTGTATAGTTCAGAAATTTGTTCGTATGATATAGTTGGACCAGCTATTGCAAAAAGTTCAATACCTTGACTAGATACTTCATTTATTCTAGCCTCTTGAAATCCACTCTTAAGTAAATCAAATACGAAACCATTTTCATACATTTTCTTTAGCGCACTACTTGTTGCAAAATAATAGTTTTCTCCTATCCTTGGAAGAAAGGCATGAATAAGAATTTCATCTTTTTCTCTTTCTAAAGTTACCGTGAACGCAAAATAAAATTTTGATTGTTTTTCAAAATTTTCCTCTTTAAAAAAATAAAGTCTTTTATCAGCGTATGATTGTACATTTCCTAAAGAAGTTTTTGTTAACACCTGCATGGATGATTTTGTTTTTTGTATTTGAAACTTTACAACGTTTTCTCCAAGCATTTCTCCAGCAATATGTAGTCCCTCAAAAAAGTCAAGCACTTCTTTATATCTTCCAGGTAATTTCATTTCTTGTACCTCCATATCCATGTTTTTCTGGTTAATATTTTATATGAATGATTATGTCTAGTGTTAACATAACTGCCCAGATTTCGTATAAAGATCTATCTAATAGGAAATGATTTTCAAACAAATCCAAATTGGCCTGCTATAAAATCTGTGTCACAATATATATATCAATCAAACATTAAAAAATGTTGAAAAATGTTCATAGAATACTCTATATACATTTTGTGGGAGGTAATTAAAAATGGCTGAAAAAACAAAAATTACATTGATTTATGATTTGGATAAGACGTTATGCACTAAGAAGCAGAAGGGTGAAACTTATGCTGATGTTCAACCTATTCAATCAATGATTGACCAATTAAATAGATTTTATGACGAGGGCTTTGAAATCATCATAAGTACAGCACGCAACATGGTTACTCAAGGTGGAGATGTTGGTGGTGTTTTAGCTAATGTTGGACCAGATACTTTTGATTGGTTAAAACGCTATGAAATCAGATATCACAAAATTTATTTTCAAAAGCCATATGGCGATTTATATATCGATGATAAGTCTTGTCTCAATGATGTTAATGAAATAGAGAGACGAGTTAACGCTATTAAAAATAATAGTGAAGAAGAGTATTTAGTTGAACATATGAATCTTCGTAAAAGAGTTGAACAACTTGAGCAATTAAATGATATGTTATATGAGCAAATTGCATCATTACAAGATTCATTGCAGCATAATAATTTTGGAGATTGAGATGTCAGAAAATGCATGGACTTGGTGGTTATTCACAGAGTGCATCTATAAATATAAATATAAATATATAGTTAGTATTTAACTAATAGAAAATAAAGAAATAGAATAAGATATAAGAAAAGAGAGGGAGATGTCTATGACAAAGAAAACAATCGCTATGATCCCATGTGCAGGGAGAGGCTCCCGCATGCTTGCTCTCACGGACGACATGCCAAAAGCAATGTTACCGTTGCATAATAAACCACTTATAAGTTGGCATTTAGATAAACTTCTTGAAGAAGGTATCACTGAAGTCTGTTTAATTGTAGGATATAAAAAGGAAAAACTAATCGAATATGTTAATCGTTTTTATAGTGACAAAATGACTATTCATTATAGAGAACAAGAGAAACTTGAAGGTCTTGCTCAAGCTATTCAAGAAGGTATTTTTGAAATTGAAAAGACTTCCTCAATTCAAGATAAAAACTTACTCATTATTCTTGGAGACACTATCGTTAAGGATAATTTATCTGAAATGATGAGTGAAAATAGAGATTTTATTGGATACTATGAGGTTGAAGATTACAAACGCTGGTGTTTAATTAAAACTGATAGCTACAATCATGTTAATAGTTTTATTGACAAACCAGATACTGATCCTAAAACAAGAAAAGCAGTTATCGGCGTATACTTCTTTACTGATATTCAAAAGCTAAGTGATGCTGTTAACTCCATTATTTTGGACAACATCAAAATTAAAAATGAATATCAGTTGTCTTCCGCAATGGAAGTTTATATGCGAACTTCTATAATTGATGCAAAAAGATTTACAGAATGGTTTGACTGTGGTGATGTTGAAAGTTTCTCTAAGACTCGTAAAAACATTGCTCGTCATTTCAATTCCATTGATGTAACGGAAGACAACACAATTATCAAACGTTCAACTGATGAGAAGAAATTGGAAAAGGAAATTAATTGGTTTTTGAACTTGCCTAATAAACTTAGGGTTTACATTCCGCAATTAATTGACTACAACACAACTAAAGGTAAAACGTCTTATGAACTTGAGTATATTAACTTTGCTCCAATTCATGAATTGTTTTTATATACAATGCCAGATTCTCCGGATTGGGAGAAGTTGCTAAAGAATATTTTCAACATGATTGAGAGATTTAAGCTACAATCATCAAAAGCTCGGTTCAATACAAACAAGCACCTTACAAATATTTTGATTACTAAAACTGAAGAGAGAGTTATAGATCTTACTAATGGAGAAAATGGAGATTTCTGGCATAATTTACTTAACCATTCATCCATTAAAATTAACAACAAGGTCTATAAAAACTATTCTCGTCTTCACAAAGATATGTATGATTATTGTGAGCAACAAATCATTCCAACGTCCAATCAAAATTGGCAAATCATTCATGGAGATTTGTTCTTCGGCAATATGCTCTATGACATTAATTCTAATACGCTGAAGGTTATTGATCCGCGTGGCAATTTTGGTGTAGATGGCATTTACGGAGATATTCGTTATGACATAGCAAAATTAAATCACAGTATTGTTGGTAAATACGATTTTATCGTAAACAGTCTTTATGCTATCACTTATGAAAATGGAAATGAATTTGAATACATTTTATATGATAGTGATGCAAAACATACAGCATTAGAATCTTTATTTAAAAAATATCTTGAAGATGCTGGATTTGATTACG